AATAGTTCCCTTTTTTAACATTGAACCATTATCTAAAATAATAGCATCACCATTTGATATACTGATATTAAAACCGCCTGTTGTATTTCCGTTTGTAAGTGTTTGTTGCAAATCTTGCGAACCGCCCCCACCGCCCGAACTATCTATAATAGCATATCGAATACCATTAATCTTAAATACTAAGCTATCTAAATTTCTGTAAAGTGTATCTACTTTGCGGATTGAACGAACCGCAGTAATTGAATCATTTAAAGCACTTTGTGTTACACCTGAACCTGAAAACGTCTGCCATGTTGCACGACCGTTTGCATCCGAAGTTAATACCTTACCATTGGATGCGCCTTTGATTAGGTAGATTGCCGAATCAAAACGCACACCCTTTGCAAACCATGTCGAATCTCTAAACTTATTTACTATCTGCGACTGTGCAGACAATGAAAATAATAATAATAATATTGTTATCGCTTTTTTCATTATTTATATATAAATAAACTGTAAAATAGTTCCTGTATCAATAGACGATATAAACGTCACCGTGCCTGTTGTTGCATTTAATGAATAATCGGTTGGTATTCTTATTGAATTATCTGTAAATACCATTACAAGTGCTTTGCCTATTAGTAAATTGTCCTGTATCGTTGTAGTTCCTGTTGCAGTTTTAGTTAGATTTTTTACTTCACCAACCAAAACTGTATTTGTTACTGGTGCTGATCCAAGCGGATTTGATGGTGTTCCATTACCACTAATAGTACCATCAGTGAAAACCATGCTCAACCCCCTGTAAACCTCTACATTCACAACAACCGGTTCGCTTCTTATTTCTACTATAACTTCACCCATATAATATCGTCTATTTTAAAGGTGAAGCCATCTGCTAAAACAACCGTTATTACAACTCTCCATTGACCTACTTCCCAATCTATCAATGCATCAACTAATAGCGAAAACTGATTTGCCGTTGGTGGCGTTATTCCATTTCCAACAGTAAATGGTTTATCTACACCATCGTAACTTGCTACTGCTGTAATAGTAGCGGTAGAAATAGGCATGGGTGTTCCGTCTGCATAACTACATACATAAGTTTGACCTATAAATGTTGTACCCTGTCTGTGTTCTACCATAATAATCTGATGTATCAAAAATAAACCTTATTAAATATCTGTAAGCTAACTTTTGAGTTACAGAAGGCTTTAGTTGACTATTTTTACAGCATGGGTACTATTAAACAGAAGAATACTTTTGAAGGTGGATTAAATAAAGACACCACCCCTGAATCCATAAAAAATAATGAACTTATTGATGCAGTTAATATGGATATTATCGGTGACGGTAAGTATTCAAAACTGCAAAATATTAAAGGCACAACTAAGGTTATTGATTATCTGCCAACAGGATATGATATAGCAACACTAAATGTACTCGGTGTATATGAGGTATATGTCAATTATGACTACAATTGTGATGCTGTATTCGAGAAAAAGCACGTTTCCTTAATCATTTTCTCATACGATGCAAATTCAGGTAGTGTTATTACATTGGTTGACCTTATAGATAATGCAAGACACCAACTTTACCCAAATACGACAGACGGCACAACACTTGATTTTCCACCACTCGGCACGTTAGATGCTTCCTACACAGAGGAACGTGGCACACCGCAGATATATTGGGATGATTTTAAAAACGTATTAAGAAGCCTTAATTTAAACGTATCGTGTAGTCCTACACTGCCACCACCGTCAATACGTGAACTTGAAGTGCGTAAACGGTATGCAGGTGGACAGCCAAATCTTGTTGCGATAGAAGATGATGGCGTAGTACTATCCGGCACATATCAGTTTGCATTCAGATTTTATAATACCATTTCGGGTAACAGTTCTGATATATCCTTATTCTGTAATCCAATATCAGTAGCAAAATCAGATTGTACTACTGTAAATTACGATGAACAATTAGGTGGTGAACTCGGTGAGATAATCAATAAAAAGATTGTATTGTCGGTTGACCTGACATCGGAAGCGCAATACTACGATGCAATACAGTTATACGTTATAAAGAATACCGATGGATTGCCGATACCATCAAATATTGTGTACCAAACCGCACCAAAGAAGGATTGGTACGATAATCCTGACCGTATTATATATTCCAATCTTGGTATTGTGGAAACAACTATACCAGTTGAGAACGTGGTTACGGAAGATGCAGGAATTATGTGTGCGAAGACGCAGGTAATTAAGGATAACAGACTGTTTCGTGGCAATATCAGATATTATGACCGAACCAACGACAGAGGTGGTTCTACCATAGAAAATGCATACACAATAAAACGTGATGCTGATTTTAAATGTGGTGAAGAAAGCAACCGGCACAAAGGTTATTTCCGCAAAGAAGTATATCCTTTTGGTGTAGCCTACCACGATGAGTATATGAATTTTGGAAACGTAGAACCATTTGACTTTTCAGGTTTCTTTAAACAGAACACTCGCAGGACAACACCGTGTAACGGATATTCACACCCGACACCTACAACTTGGGTTGTGGTAATTGCCGATACTTCCGACCTGGCAATCGGTGATAGCGTATCATTCAACTCGAATATTGCACAGATTATCGGCATAACACCTACCACTATAACGATTAACGATGATATTGCCATTACATTAGGTGCTTCATTGAATATCCTGTACTCACAGAAAGGGAATCAAACTATGGATTGGGCGTGGAAATTCCCTGACCGTTCCGATAATCAGTTTGTATTAATGTCTGATGATGATAAACCGCAGTCAATAGGGTTACATATAAAAGGAATTAAGAACCACCCTACTTGGGCGAAAGGCTTTGCTATTGTACGCCAAAAGCGTGTAAAGAATATACTATATCAATCACCGCATATACCAACAGTCGGGGTTATGGGTGTGCCAACGCAGGGTATCGGTGCGATAAAGATTGATAAGAATACCAAAAAGATTACCGATGATGCGGATGCAGACTATAAAAAAGAGTTTGACTGCATACTGCCGAAAGTATTTGGTATGGGTATGGCTAAAAATATACCACGTTATCAGCTTAATTTCTACAATGATGCGGTAATGAAAAAACGTGCTGAATGGTACGCTGCGTTCTACTCTTATTATCAAAATCACAATAAAGCCTACTCTAATACGCAAGATGCGGTAGGTTACGGTGCTGAAATACCTAATTACTGCTTAGTATATAATCCTGACTATATATTTAACAAATCAGGTAATCCAACATTCTACGATACCTTATCCGGTAACAACGAACTTGTAGTGGTAGATGCAATCGCTTACAGGCGCAAGATTGTACACGAAGAAGATAACAAACTCAATATCAGCAATGCATATCAGGCGTTAAAACGTGAAAACTACTTTTATAATTCAGGTGGCTATATTCAGTACCTATCAGGATTGAAGCAATATTTCACCAAATTACAGGATATTGATACCGATATTACCGATAATAAAATCATCAAAGATTACCTATTGGTGTTAAATGGAGTTGAGCAATTCTTAACCAACAAGCCATTTAGTTCTGACGTATTCTATGATATTGACTATTGGGGTTACTTAGAAAAACTATCCAATCAACAAGGTACATCAAATGCAATACCCGATACAACATCACAAGACCAATTCATAAACTCCGCAGCCAATCAGCGTTCTATACTGCTAAATACAGATAAGAAACTGATTGACTTCACGTACTGGATATATGAGAAGTATTTTAACCAAAGCGTTAATCTATTCCCTTTTATCACGGCTTATACAGATAAAATATACACTACATCACATTTAAACCGTACCGTAGGGGATATTAGAGATAAAGGTATTCGTGATATTGAAAACGATACAAGAGAACTGCCGGTACGAAACATATTTATTGATGATGGACAAATCGCAGGTGGTTGTTACATAGTAAATAACGAAAGAGGATTATCGGACAGTCGCTATTCCAAAGTGTCAAACGAGTGGGTATTCACAGGCACATACGTTGCTTTGTCTGAATCAGACATTCTAAACAACACGCCAATAGATGTTGATATTTGGGGTGGTGACTGTTTTGTTTCTAAGTATTCCGTGAAAATTAATAACAACACCCAAAGGGTAAGTGATGTTTACACGAATATCCACGCAGAAGCAGATGATTACGACAGCAAGGGCACAATTCCCGATCCATTGCAGTTTATGAAGAACACAAAGACAGGCTCATTTAAAGCAAATGTTGAGTTCCTAGAGTTATACTTGGAATCTGAAACGAATACTAATTACCATCAGGAGAAGAACGAGTACCCTGCATATAAAGGAAATCAGATAGCAAACTATTCTAATCCATATTTCTATCGTTACAATGGTTCGTATTCCGTAAACAATGAGAGCAAGGTATTTGTATCTAAGGATTTAGAAACGTTTACAGTAAACAAAACTTACTTTCCTGCACGTATAGTGTATAGCGACCAAAGGTTATACCAAGCAGACGGTAGTGGATTTATTGATACAGATGGATTTTCACGATTCGCAGTTCTAAACCGTAAAGATGAAGATGAGCAGTATGGACAGATAATAAAACTGATTGACTTTGGTGGTAACAATCTGTACGCTATTCAGGAACGCAAAGTTAAGGCAGAGCCAATCGGTATTGATATGGTACAACAAGGCGACAACCGTTCACTTGTATTAGGTACTGCATCTGTAATTGGTAATGGCGGTTACTACTTAGGTTTCAATAATGGAAGTCAACATATCCGTTCTGTAAAATCCCATAATGGGAACTGCTACTTTGTGGATGCAAAGAAGCAACAGGTTATCTCATTCGCTGACGGTGGGTTTGAGTTTGTTTCAGAACAGAACATGATTACATACTTCAAGAACCTACTGTTTAACGATACACAGATACGTGAGATTGATTTAAGTGGCTATATTGATGCCACACAGGACAATATGGAGTATATTATCAGTAAAAGGGTACATAGTTCCATTGCACAAGATATTGTTGTATTTAACGCTAAAAACAAGAAGTTTAAAACCCGTATCAATATTGGGAACGATATAATACTCAATGGTGTCTATGCAGGTCAACAGTTATACCTACTTAACAAAGGAAGTGTTTATACCGCTTACACAAATAACCAACGTGGATTATGGTTTGGAACATACCGAAACTCATTATTCAAGTTTGTAGTTAATGATTATGCAGGGTTTGTAAAGATATTCAATGTATTCAACTTTGAAATGAAAGGTGGTTTCCTTGTAAATAAAGACAGAGGTAGTGCTACCGTTCCGAGTATTACTCCCGATTATCCTAATCAGGAAGCTGATTTATTAATACACGATACAAACAGTATTGCACCGCCACCATTCCAAATGCGTAACTATCAGTTTTGGTTAAACCGTATTCGTAACAAACAAGACAGAAGCAAGTTGCGTGGTGACTATATGGAAGTTGAGTTTGTGATTGCTAATGATGCAACAGATAACCGTGAAGTGGAGATAATGTCAATCAGTACAGATTGTGAAACGAGTTATAGAAATCGTTAATACAGCCGATTAACAAACATAGCAGGTGAGAATCCTGCATTAAGCCACGTTACACCCAATTTCTTTAATTCCAATGTATTTGGCATCATAATATTTCCGTATGCCTGGTCTGCAAGTTTAGTCCATAACTGATACTCGTATTGTACTTCGCTTTGTGGTGTACTATCCTTGAACTTATTGCGTTGTGTAGATTTGGTTTTCCAAATAATATACTGCTTGATTGCTCTACCTGCCTTGCCATCAACTAATGGTGTACCACACTCACCTAATGGCTGTCCGATATACTTCATTTTGGCTAATGTATATTGCTTACCGTTACTGCTGATATTGATATGTGTTGCATTTTCACCTACCGTAACCTCGCAGGTTGACGTACAATTTTCACAGCAACTGCAACTCTCTGTATCGCTATCCATGTGCGGTTTAACACACGCACCGGCATCGGTTTTTAATGTAATACTCAACGGTGCTACAAAATCCTTTGGTTTGCGGAACTGTAAATCATCAATAGGCAACCATTCTGTTTCTACTGCAAATAGCTTACTGCCACCGATTGCTCTCATGGCTTCCTTACTCCATGTCAGCATAATAGGTAACATACTTTCATCCGGCAATGCTAATTCAACCATTACCTCTGCAATTAATTGTCGGGTACTAAGTTGGTATGCCATCGTCTTGTAAATCTATTTTGGTTTGTAATTCTCTTAATCCAATTTTCTCTGCCTGGTCTAATATGCTCGGTATTAACTCGTCAACGATTGGGTAATTTTCCGTATCTGGCATATCCGTTGTATCACAACTCGCTATATACGCAGTCAGTTTACAGTAACTTGGGAACACGCCATTAAACAAATAAATCTTATCTGCTACACGAACAAAGTATGCGAACTTAGATGAAAACTCTAATTTTAAATTCATGCCTAATTGTGCGATATTCGTTACTCGCATAATTTGATTACTGCCTTGCATTAACTGTACAATACCACCGTCATTCGGTAATGCTAATATTCCTTTTGTTGTACCATCGCTATTCTGTGGTAGTTGTATGTATTGTCGTGTATTGCAATTACCAATACAAGTATCTGTTTCAGTTTGTACCAATAGACAGTCGTATGGTTTAATTATTTGTGCAGGAACTTCGCCACCGTTTCTTTTATTAATCCATTCAGACATTAATGATGCGGATGCAGTATCTAACCAAAAGCGTATCTGTTCTCTTGGAATAGCAAAATCATCACTCGGTTTAGCGTGTGACAATCGCAATTCTACATCGCTTATCATGTTGTCTATACTCGGCATTACTGTTTATTTTCCTGTGCCATTGCAGCTTCATTTAACTGCACTTCACGTATTTTAATTGCATAATATTGTTCCATTCTTACCAACACATCATTTATAGCAGAATCACCCAAATCAGGATTAACATTATTCGTTGGTGTAGCAAGGTCTAATAATACCTTCTTTGGATAACGAGTAACCGTAAATGTAGCACTCCACGTTTGTTCGGGTAACACCTGAACGTAACCATCGTAACCTAACCATATAGGTCTGTTCACCTTTGGCTTTGTAAAAGCATTGCCTATTATCTGTGCGTAATCATTGTGCCGTACATAACGTGCTTTCCTTTTGGTGGCATCACTTTCATCCGATACAAGTGGTGTATTGATATGAAATAACTTTTGACTTCCTGTTAACTGTGCTTCAATAATTGCGTCTGTAATCTTGCCCGTGTTGTCACTGCTAACTGTAACCGGCTGAATTAATGATTTCCATTTATGTAAATCAGTCTGTGACATTTCAAAGGCATACGGCAAAGTACCGTTCTCACCACGTTTATTCTTATTATTGAATTGGTCGGATAACACCGATAGTGATGCACGGTTGAATGTTTCCGTAAACTCGAAATCTTCTATTGAAGCATCACCGTACTTGTCAATCAGCGTGTTTAAAAACCTTGTGTATGTTTCGGCTATCGTCATTATGGCAAGTCATATTCTGTGATTGTGTATGGTACGTTTTCAAGTTCCGTTGGACACACATAATTAGTATTTATGCCCGTAGGTATATCTATCGTAATATCAAGCAACTTTGGAATACTTGCACCATTTGTAACAAGCAACGTTATAACCAATTCTCCACCGTATGTATTTGTTCTCGCTACTGTAAAGTTGCTGAACTTATACAAACTACTAACTACTAAATCTAATCCATTTGTAACAGATTGAAGTCCTGTAAAGACAGGTAGTGCAGGGTTTAGTATGGTAGAAACAACACCTGTGTCATTTGTCCACTTCATTGAGTAAATCTGTGGCGTTCCTATGTCGTTTGTTATAGATATAGAATTATACACCCTCAACGATGTGCCTGATTGCATACATAAATCTATTAATCCAGTAACGTTTAGGTTGTTAGGCGAACTCGTTATACTGTTTGTTATATAAATATATGCCGTATCGGTTTGTCCATAAATATCTGTAAGCGTATATCTTAATGTATCAATACCGTTTGACGTTGCCTGGTACTGCAAACTTGTACTTGTTAATACGGCATTACCTTTTGATGCACCACGTATAAGTCCACTCGCAAACACCGTATATGGTATAACATCATTTGAACCTACATTAAATGTTTGTGAAGCAGAACTTGAAACACTATAAATATCATCATTCGCAACTAAGGCAGACAATGAAAATATAGGCACACTGGATGTCAATGTACTATCTTGCGTTCCACAGTATTTATTTGATGCACATTTTTCTTTCCAAAATCTTGCTGTAATTTTTATGCTTCTTGCACCCTGAATATATCCATAAGGAATAGTCCATGATGTAACCGCACCTAATGTTGAAGTTCCGCTTATTAATCCGTTTGCCATTACTGCACCCGTGCTATCGTATAACGTATATATGTACTCAATTTTTGTAAGACACATATCTGCCGGTACTGCACCTATGCTATATGATGTAGCACTAACCGTTGTCGTTCCCGCCATACTCCCTATTGAATTGGTAGCGTATAATCTCCATACCTTACAGCTATCTACCGTTGGATTGGTTGTTAAACAGGCAATATCAATCAGCTTATTCATTATACTATCAAAGTTTCTCGGAACACCTAAACAACTTATATCTAAATTCCTAACAATTTTAGATTTTACACTATCAATATCTACCGACAAATTAAACTGCAAAGATGCACCTACTATCTGTGATATAATGTTTACAGAACTATCAGAACTTATTATAGATGTATTGTATGTAGATTCAAACTCTGTGGTTATATCTTCAATAGCATTCATTAAACTATCAATTCTATTAATAAGAGCCGTATCGCTACCAACAAGGCTATCTATTCTTGTTCTGTGTGCGCACAATGCATTATTGATACCTCTAAGGTGTCCGTTTAATGTAGCTGCGGTTGGTGAGTAACAAGTAGGTGTAGTGCCGTCAAAATGGTCTACCTCGCTTGTGTAACCGTTAAATCCTTGCTGTGGTGATGAGATACTACTCGGTGCTGTTAACCCTTTAGGACACGTAGGACAGTTAACCTGTCCATACGCATCCACAACAGCAAAAAGGGAAATCATTAGGACTATTAATCCTGTATTCTTAAATTTATTAAACATTGTAGTCGTCTATAAAGGTTATCAATTTGTATTTCCGTTATGTATGTTCCTGCCGATTCAATGGCGTGTTTCAATGAATATACTTTTGCAATCTTTGCGCATAATCCACAATGGCTTTTACCGCAACAAACATATTCATTCAAACACACAACACTCTCTGCAAAGAACTGGTCTGTCCATAATAATATATTGGTCTTTTCCGTTGACGTTAGCATCCACAATCAGTATTTAATCGCCCACATTCTAATCCCATTCTTTCAATCGCCATATCGGCACTTAATAAGTCATTACGTTCTACCAAAGCCTGTAATCCAATAAACTGTCCTTGCAAACAAAATAAACGTTCCCAAAATTTAGAACCCTCATATCCGCATTGTTTCTCCAATGACTTAGTTGAGTATTCCGCAAGACAGGCGCAAAATCTTTCGGTTACAATAACACCTAAAACTTTTTCATCACTTCTTTCTGCTTGACCTACTGCATTGGTTACTGTCATTAATATACTGTACCATCCATCGTGTGTAATCGGTATCAATATTTCTTCTACTGTTTGCTCATCGTATGTAACCTCAATAAGTTCACCGGTGCGCTTATCTGTAATAATAAAGTTCACCAATGAATTTGCTCTCGTTGGATTCGCACCACCATAAACGGTAGTATCTGTAACATTGATACCTGTACCAACATTTACTATCTCGTAATCCATCAATAGTGTTAAAGCCATTTATTACAGGGTGTTTTGTAGTATAAAAAATTCCATCTGTGACTGTGGCATCCGATACGTTAAAATCTCGTTCTTGTCCTTATCGAATACACGCAATCTGTCTTTCTGTTTTGCTATCTTCATCTTCATTTCGCCCTTCACAAAGTCTGCTTCGCAACAACAGGCTTTTACAAAATCCCAACCAAATAGTGTTGGATTGAAAGGTATGGTTTCGTTCCATACCTTTCCATCTTTCTTCTTCGGTATCACCAAACTACTCATCATCCTTTCCTTCGAGTTTGGCTTTAATTAACGGTAACACATGAGCCATACTGGCATCGTCACCTTTTGTTTTGTTTTGCAAGTTTTTCAAAGCGTTTCTAAAATCAGTTCCGATTTGTTCCTCTGCGAAAAATAATGCACCGGCACGTTCCTTTACTACTCTTAAATTGATTGCTCTGCGTAGTATCGCTTCAACTCTGAAACTTTCAAATAGCGTTCCTTTAGGTACACCGTCTTTCTGTTTCACATCAAGCATATCCAGGATGCGTTGCGGTTTGTTGTCAATGATGTCTGCAAAGTCAGGATCAGAAATGGTGTCAACTTCACGCATACCCAAACAGATAGACAAATCTTTTAAATCTGCCTTTGGTAATCCTGCAACAACTAACAATGCTAATTGTCTGCCTTGTACCGATTTCTGTCTTTCAAGTTTGTTTTCCTGCGGATCAAACCATGATACTTTGTTTGTCAACTTCTGACTTCCTTTCGCCTTGCTGACAAGTTCATTGCTTTTCAGAAGTTCAATCATTTCTTCTTCATAGTACGGAACGATAATCTTCCGTGTCTTGTTCATGTCAAGTTCAACCAACCCGATTTCTCTGCCATCACTTCTTTTAGCAAGGAATGTGTCGGGTAATTTCAACTTTTCAATGTCGGCACGGCTGAAATATAATTTCTTTTTGTCACCGTTTTCGTTCTCCTTGTAACCATGTCGAAGTACCACCGAACCGCCTAAACAGTTAAACTCTACTCCTCCCTTTTGTTTTGTTGCTGTTGCTGTCATTTTTATTTATTTAGTTAAGAATTACTGTACTGCTCTACTCGCTTCTACCCACTTAACTCCATTAAAGACGTATCGGATAACTGCGCCTAATGTACTTGCAAGTGTAACCCTTCCGCCCGTACTTGCAGGTTCAGAATTGGTTGACATAAACTTAATTAAGTGAGAAGCACCGGATGCATTTGTGGCTATAACTACTACCTCATCACCCACATAGCTATTCTTTACAGAAGTAAACTTAACTGTAATAGAATCTGCTACTGACATTTTAACGATTGTCTTTCCTGCCTTTGGGTATAGGTAAGCTGTGTCTGCACCTGCGGTATCAACTACGGCAACGTAAGCATTTAATTGTGCGCCTGCCGTGCGACCATAAGTAGACGTAACAAAACGTGGTTTTATGTTCTGTGCGTTTAACGCAACCGTGAACGATATTGCGAATAATAAGAAGATTATTTTTTTCATTTGTTTATTTTTTGTTTGTTTTTATAAATAGGTAGCCACTTTTATTGTGGCTACCATTAGGTTTAAAGTTTCGTACTATACTCCGTAGAAGAAGCCATGTGCGTTTAAGCATTTCATTACCAACATCATTTTAGATGAATATGCACGTTCAAAACATCTGTCGTTAGATGAACGAACACCACCATCCACTAAAGGAGTGTGACCGTTTTTCTGTGTCATAATCATTTTTTCAACTTTGCCTGTAAATCCTTTCACATACTTAATCTGTGTAGCAGCACCGTCTTTCGTTTTAGAAACGTTTAGGAACAACAATGAATTTGCATAGTTGATTCCACCGGAAACTGGCGCAGGAATTAAGTCAAAAATATGTAAGTTGTGTAAGTGTAAGATTGCACCTCCAAATGCGTAAGATGTAACATCGAATCCTGCTTTACCTGCACGTCTTTCAGCAGTAAATGAACCTGCACCGCCAACTGTAAAGTAGTCTTTCAACGCCTTCTTAGTTTTAGCAATAGCAGTAGAACCACCTAATACCAACCATTCGCCTTCTGCATACGGAGAGTTTTTCACCAGAGCAGTACAGATGTCTTGTAAATCATCTTCTGCAATGTTACCCGCCCATGTTCCAACAGTTCCGCCTGTCATAATGTTGGCAATAATACCATCACCTGAAATCGCACCACTTGTTAATGATGTAGGGGATGCCGTAGCTTCACCGAACAATACATAGTTAGATACCGCAAGGTTGAACTCTTTTACATGAGTTTGCTCGTCAATCGAGTGGTAGTATTTAACCGTACCTTCTTTATTTCCAACCCATGATAATTGAGATTCTTCATCATAGCAGAAATGTTTGTTCTGACTGATGATTTGCGCCACAGCAGTACGCTGGTTTGGCTTGTAACGTCTGCCATCGCTTAACGTTCCACATGGTGCAGTAACGTTTGCTACCCACATAATTTGACCGGCTGCTGCAATGTTTGCTGCCAAAATAGCTTCACCGTCAACCGCTTCAACAGTTAATACGTGATTTGGTGTAGTTGCGATTTCAGTAACCTGTACCAATTTCTGTTTGTCACCACTTCCTGATGGCAATAAAATGTAGTCACCGATTGCAAAATACGGATCAGTTTCAGTCAACGTCAATTCCGCAGTAGTAGTACCACCACCAGTAGACGATGTAATTGTGTACAGTTTGATGATTGCGCCTTCTTCCGCCCAATTCAGTGTAGATGATTCCGCTACACCTTCACCGATGTATTCTAAGATTTGTGGCAAGTTGTATTTCTCTGCCGTTTTAGCGATTAATGCATCCCATGAAGGTTTGCCGTATGCAGATACAAATAAGTTATTGTACGTGCAATCCCCAACTCTTGTCGCCATTTCGTTGCTTGGGGTTACTGTTTCTGTGTAAGCCATTTTTTATTTGGTTTTTCTTGTTTTTTTTAAAATTTGTTAATATCATGCTCTACTACATCTGCGCTATTGCTTCTGCAACAGAGTCTTTAATTGTAGCAGTTTGCGAATGTTGCGTTAGTTCCCGTCTTTCGGAGTTTTCTATTTTCTCAAAAACCTCTTTCTTTCCTTTGCTTCTTGCCTTTTCAAGTAGAAGTTCAGTGTTGCGTTTCCCATATTTCTCTCGGTAAATAATTCTCACCAATGCGTCTACATCGGGAAGTCCATCTTTATCAAGTGGCATAAGGTCTTGCAACGCTTGTTTCGGGTTTTTAAGAATGGTTGACAACTCCGCTTTTTCACTTTCCTTCACCTTTATCCCATCAACGCCTGTTAATGTTTGAATGGCTTTAGATACGTTGGTTGCGTACGCTTCATTCTTACGTGCTAAATTTTCCTGTGCTTGTGTGATTCCTTGCTCAATTTTGTTAATCTCCGCTTGATACGATGCTTTTTCTGCATTAATCAGTTTTCTGCCTTCTAATTCCTTTTGGAATGCTGGTTGAGAATCTATATAATCCTCAAACTCCTGGCGTTTATCTTCCGGCAATTCAGATACATCTTTCACTCCGAACTGCTGTAAGATTCCGTATTTATAGGCTTCAACGGGACTTATACTATCGAGTGCGGTAAGCGTTTGTTTGTACTGCGTTAATTGCTGTACATCATTGGTATATGCCTTTAAGTCACCGCCATCCTTAACATAGTCGTTAAGTTTTTTGATTTCTTCGTTTGCATACACCTCATCCGCTTTCGCTTTCAAGGTCACATTTTCATTTTTCAAAGAACTGATAAACTCTTTTAGTTCACTCTTACTTTTTACTTCAACTCCAATTTCTTTTAATTCTTCGGGGTTGAATATTTCGTCTTTAGTCGCTTCCTGCTTTTGTTCTACATCTTCTTCGAGTTCGATTAAATCATCCTCTTTCTTTTCCTCTACTGCTTCTGTTTTATGCTCTGCAACAACTTCTGCTTTTTCTTCTTTTACGTCTTCCTGTTTAGGTGCTGACAATTCATCTGCGATGTTTTGTAAGTCCGAACTTTGTGTTTCAATCTTTGGCGCTTCTGTCGCTAAACTATCAGCGATGTTCTGCAATGTTTCATTTTCAGCCATTTTTCCCTTTTTACTGTTTATAACCAAGCAAACTGATATTTCATCAGTTTTATTTTTTCCCTTTTTTCTTTGGAACTACCGGTTCTGTTGGTGTTTCAGTTAAATCATCTGCAATACTCTGTGCAAAATCATTAACTGCTTCACTCTCTGCCTTTATTCCATTTTCTTCTTTAACCACTTCCGCTACCGTTGCAACCACCACTTTTTCTTTTTCAAGATATTCTGTTATACCATTTACAATTCCGTCACGCAGTTTTTGTGCAATCAGATTGTTTATACCTAAGTTGCTACCTGCTTTTATCTGTAATTCTTCAATTAAACCAACAGACTTTGTTCTTTTGTTTTGTATATGGTAAGCATTGTTTTGTACACTGATAACACCATCACCGATTGGTAATCCAAATAGAATGGTATCAACAACTGCACTTAATTTATCTTTTTCCATGTGTTAAAAATAATTGATAAATAATATCTGTAAACCAAGTTTTGAATAACGAAAAAAGCCAACTTGATAGTTGACTTCCGAGCATGGACACCACACTCCTATTTATTGGGGAATAAATTTTACAATCCTAATTCATTGATTAAAGTTTGTGCCATACGGTGTTTGCTGCCAATTTTGCCGTCTGTCATTCCTTTGATTAGTTCTTCGTATGTATATGGTTTTTTAGTTTTTGGATTTAATGTGTTTTTATACTCGTACATTAGTTTTTCTTTCGGTATCTGTGCTACTTTAGATGCGTATTGTGCGTAACCTTGTGGAGTTGCCATATACGACATATCGCCTTGTGATTTTAACGTGCTATCATCCCATGTTGGCTGTACTGTTGGTGTATTAGCTTGTTGCTGACCGTATGACAATAAAGAACCATCACCTTTAACGATTGGCTGTAATACACCTATTCCAGTCTGATTTTTACCATTCATTGTTTCGTATGTATTAGGTAATAAACCGCTTAGGTTAAATTGTGGAGTTGTGCTTGTTGTAGTTGGCTGTACTGTTGGTGTTGGTATAACCTTAGGTGTAGGCATTGCAGTCATTGGCGTACTCATAGCCACATCTTGTTCCGTTAATACTTTCGGTGTTTGTTCTGCAAATAACTTATCGTTCTGTGCTGTACGTGCTAACACCGTTGCATTTTGACCTGCACCAATACCTGCATTAAATACATTACCAATACCCTTATTCACTAACTGCTCACCGTAGTTACGCCTTGCCTTAAATTCAGGTAAGTCAACATTTGTGAATTTATCAATTCTACCTTTTTGCATTGCGCTATCTTCCTGCATTTTTCTTGCAATCAATCCATCTAATATTCCGCCTTGCTGTGTTTTAAATGCCAACTCACTTGCACCAATATTGCGTATTGCATCGTTATTAGCAGATGAATTAACTTGACTTTGCGCTGCGTAAGATGCAACATCACCACCGCTTGATACTTTAGCTACCGCATCGTTCTTAGCGTTCTGCATAGCCATATCTCTCATCATCTTCTCACGGATAATCGGATCGCCAATCTGTGATAATCTTTGTACGTCTGCTAATCGTGCTGATAGCTGTTGATTTGGTAACTGTTCGTATGGATATTTAGGTGCTTTCGTTTTGCCGAGTATTTTTGCACCGCCAATCATCTGACCTAAACCTAATACGCCACCTGCTGCATTCATAGCGGTATTTCCTATCTCTGCGGTTTTAGCAATTTTATTATCCGCTTTACCTTTTGCTAATAGTGTTGCGTTGTATTCATCAGATGCTTTCTTTAGTAACTCGTCTTGTTTCTTATCACCTGTGCTAACAATAGTAGTTGTTCCATCAGGATTTAACATTAATCCCTTTGAAAGCAAATCTTTCCTTAGTGCTTCTAACTGTTCTTTAGTTAAATCGGTTGCCGTCTGTGCCATATTCTAAATCGCTTTCTCTGAAAAATCTGTTTTCTCTAATCTTTTCCTTTTGGAAGTCTGCCAAACTATCCATTTTTGCTTCTCTGTTTTCAAGTACAGGTTTTGCCTTATTCTCTGCAATTTTCTTTGCTATTAATCCACCAAACAGTTCCGCTATCGGAGATAGTATACCACCTACAACTGGGATTGTTTTCATTATCCCACCTGCGATACCTGCACCTCTCTGTTGTCCAAAGTCCTGTGCTTGTTTCATGGTATAATCGCCACCATAGTCAAAGTTACCTTGCGATAATACCTTTCCTATCTGTGCGATACCCTCTATCCCACCTTTGGCTATGCTCATCGGATCTAAACCACCGAGCATATTACCCATGCCGCCACCGCTTTCCTGTTGACCTTGCATACGATTAGCCATATCTTTATTAAGATTGTCCTGCATATACTTGTCTACCATACCCATACTGTAAATTTACTTGTTTATTGCCATTAGCAAGTTACTTTTTGATAATCTGCTTTTTCATTTCACCACGTACCTTATTGTTTATCTGATTAAATACGGTTTCATTTATTCCGTAGAATGTCAACAAGTCAGCCATTAACATAATCTTAGCGTAAGTTTTTTGCTCATCTGTTAAACTTAGGCTTAAATCCCCATCCTGCGAACTACTCGTTTTTCTTAATTCTTCTTTAAGTTTAAAGTCAGAAGGGTTTTCTATAAATGCTTTTAATACATCTGCCGGAACTGTGCTGTTGCTTACATCCATTCTGCCCTTAACGTTATTAAAGAACATATCTCGTCTTGTATATCTGCCGTTATGTACAATAGTATAATCCTTCCCTTTGTAGGTAAATACTGAAACTTGTGATTGTGATTTGTAATCACCGAATGCGTTATTATCTGTTATGATATTAATATCGTCTTTTAGGTTTAATAACTGATTGTAACCAACACCAACCGTACCGCCACTAAGTATATTAAAGTCCGTACTTCTGTTGTAATTTGGAATGATGCCGGTGTTTGTTTTAAATATGTGGTTATACAAAAAGTTTATGGCAGGTTTTGTAGCCATATTGTCAACCATTGGCATTGTTCCATACACTAAATCCTGCAATATGTTATTTACAAAAGAAGATTTAATCTGTTCAGCTTTTCTAAGTTTCTCTAATTCAGCTTTTTCTTTTTCCGCTTCTGTTTCCTTTTCCTCATCATCATCACCCAATCCAAGTTCTTTTAATAGTGCTGGTATTAATTGTGTTGCAACAAATGTTCCGATACCTAATTTAACGGCATTGAAAGCTATCTGTTCTGTTATATACGCACCAATATCACGACCTGCTTCTATCCTATCATCACCATTCGCTATATTCATGGTATTATCAACTAAACGTGCTTTTGCCTGTACTGCAAATGACATGAATGGTAACGCTAATTGTGTTAATCCTTTTGCACTACCCCAAACTTCTGCTTGTCCTGCTTCTGTATTCGCACCTTGCGCTGTCTGAACCATTGTTTCAGCGTATGCCATCGCTTCCTTGTTTGGATTCTTAAATTCGTTATTTTCGTCAAATGCCAGGTTATTATCACGTAGGTATTTCTTGTAAAATGTGATCCATGAAATATCCGCAGCCAAAATATCAAAACTTCTTAATGGGTACATAGATAAATCCGAAAAGAAATCCCTGCCTTTGCCAATAGCTTTTAGTATTTTCTTAGCATTGCCATCAGATATGTTTTTCTTAATGGTTGTGTTATCGTAATATCCACCTGCACCCTCTGCCCGTCTTGCACCAATCTCTGACTGTGCAAATAATTTCTGTAAATTCTCTTTCTGTCTTTTATTTCCAAATAACATAGTAAAATCCAAACCTTTTATATTTCCTTTACCTGCCGAGTTAAGGTATGTTGACATCAATACAGTAGACTGCTTTAACACCTGCGTAATACTACCCAATGCAATAGTTCTTGATATTTTTGTAGCTTCATTCAGTAAATCATCCACAATCGTTGTTTCTTCGTATTTTGAAGTGCCAACTATTGTTTGTAATCTCTTTTTAAGTAAATCAAAGTTTTTAGCACCAAGTAATTCCCTTAGTTGCTTGTTATCAGAATTAAATGCATTTGCAAGTGTGGTTATATCCGCAGATGTATTTATGTCATACTCGTTATCTCCGAGTGCCTTCATCTGTCTATTAATGAAATTAAAATCAAGTCCTGTGTTATCGTTTAATGATTCATAGTTTGCACGGTCAATCATTGACTTTGACTTCTTCTTTGTTATTCCTGTGCTACGTGCATCATTCATTAACTTCTCGCCAGTGTCACGTACCGTATCACCGGTTAAACTTGTAATGGATAATTTGGTGTATGAATTATATTCTTCAATTTCTTTATTGTGGAATAATAAAGAGTTCTCACGGAAACGTGGTTTTTGTTCCGCATGATTGTCAGTAAAGAATTGCACCACTCGTTTGCCCTCTGAATCTATCTTAGACATATTATCGGCAATATCCTTTAGCTGTTGTCTGCCACCAATAACTTCATCTAATGCTTTCTGTAATAAGTCTGCTTGTTCCTTATACCCTTCTTTATTTATGGTTCGTAAGTTCTCAATATTCTTTTCAATGATTCTTTTCCACCGTGCAATATGTTCCGCTTCTTTAATATCGTCACCAATTTTTGTTTGTATAACTGCTGCGTATATGCTTTGTCGCATCTGACTGATAGGCTCAAATACAGATGATTTAAACTTCTCTGCCTTAAATGCCTTTTGCAGATTATGTGAATATGTTTTTGTTTTTGCAATACCACGCATTAGATTATTAATGCCTGACGCTTCCATTAACTTCGCACCAAGTTTTTTACCTTTTGCCATTGCAACAGATATTTGCTGAAAATTTCTGAACTTGCTTCCACCTTCTGACAGTTTTCTAAATTCACCGATTTCTGATTTAAGTGTATTCATCTTTGAATTTACTTCAACCGCTTTCTGTTGTGCTACAAACGCACCGCCACCGCTATAATCATTGTTCTGTGTAATGCCATTTATCAGCTTCAATACTCTTGCCATTTCAGTAGCAGTCATATCATCTAACTTCACGTTTAGTAAAGCATCAGTAATTTCTTTCTCTGCCGGTGACTGTGTAATTACACCAACTGAATTTGCCAATAGGTCTTTCAGTTCACCAATCTTGTTGTATGTTGCGGTAATGAAGTCCTGGCGTTTCTGTTCTGTCTTGATTTCTTTAAACGCTTCCACCATGTCACGTTCTTCATCTGTCAATCCGTACTTCTTAATATCATCTTTCGTGATAGATTCAAATACTTCACGCTGTTGCGGTTCGTTTAAATCATCGAATGTTTTATCGTCACCGAATTTAGCTTTTGTTTTATTATCCAATACCGTAAAGAATGTCATTGCATCGTCTTCTACAATATCGTTAATAGCGTTACTATTTATTTCGTCTTGTTGTGCTTTCACGTATGCCTGTACTTCATCGTACACTAATGTACTTTCCGCATCTGTCGGTTGTTTTACGACATTTGACGCTTGTTTCACTTTCTCTGCCAGTTCCACATACTTTGCAATATCACTAACGTCTAATGGATTTATAGTAGCAAAATCCTGTAATACCCCTGTAAGTTTACCCGACTGCACACCGCCCTTGCGTTTTGAACGTGCCTTAATTACTTCATATAATGTCTTTGCTTTTTGGTAAGTACGTTGGTCTGCTAAGTTTGCGATTTGGTTTATGATTTTACCTAAACGTACTGTACTGTTTTTCTCTACTGCGGTTGTGGCAAGGTTAATTAGTTTCTCTGCCTGTTTGCCCGTAATGCCGCCTAAATTGCCTTTAATTAATGCGGTGATATCAGCAACCATTTGTTTCTGTTGTTGCTTTAAACCCGCCTTATTTGCTGAATTATCGGCTTTTAGGTTATACACCAATAACTTGTATTTTATTTTTACCTTATCCGTTGCACTTAATGGCAGTGCTTCGTAAATCTTCTCTAATTGAGAAGTGGTAAACATCGCTTTTAGTGCAGGATTCTGTTTAATTTCTTCAATAAATGCGTCACGTTGGTCTGTATCAAAATTAAAGTCTGTTGCTTCTAAATATGCTTGTGCTACATCGTATGCCTTTCCGATTTCTTCTTTTGATGGATTGTTGACTATCTGAAACAAAGGCTGTCCAAACTCTGCCATTTCTTTCAGTTCCGGTGTTATATCTATGGAATATTGGGTTGATGTTCCACCTGTTTCAGTTCCAGATGCCGCTTCTTGCGCTTGTTTCACGCTATTATACACACCAACTTTTTCTTCTCCACGCCATAATGTATATTTAATTCCGTCACTTGTGCCTATTTCATAGGTAATATCATCAAGTTCTGCTTTCCATTGTGGAAATTTACCTATATAACCAGTAACTTCCCAATCATTAAAGTAAACTTCATTTGAAGGTGAAGAATCAGATAATTTAACTTCAATTGCTTTCGGCTCTTGCTTAAACAAACTCTTTGCTACATTACCTACTATACCTAGACTACCTTCTGTTGGTGAACCATAAAAGCCTTTCATTCCTTTGCCACCAATTTTCAAATCCACTCCACGAACTGTATGAAATTCGGGGTTTTCTTTCATATTCTTTTTCCACTCTCTGCCCTTATTTCTATCAGCACCTTCAATAAGTTTTTGTGTCAAATCCTTACCAACAATGCTTTCCATTTCTTGTGGCGTAACTTTCTTTCCGCTTCTTGAATATGGTTCAATTTCTTGCCCTTGTTTATCTTCTACAATTAGTTGATATGTTCCATCATTGTTTTTACTTGCACTTGCAGCGTTAATTTGCTTACTCAAATCATATCTTTCATTCTGTTGCTCTCCTGTTGTCCAAGCTATTTTATCTACACCTTGTTTAACTGCTTCTTTAAGGGCTACTTTTAAACCAAGTTTAGTCCAAGCGTTTGTGTCGGTTACGAATGGTGCTTGTGGTGTTTTTCTTTCTTGATTAACTGCTTTATGCCATTTAAGCATTAAATCTTTATTGTCATAAGGCACTTGAAAATCATTAAGAATATCATTACTTTTAGCCATTGCCGTAGCCAAGCCTTTCCAATCACTAAATCCTGCCGTTTCGTTCATTTTCTTCAAAACAACAACTGCATCTTTACCTAATTGAGTATCCCATTCAAAAGATGGTTCTTTAAATCCTTCTTTTTTCCCAGACTGCCCCCAATCGCTTTGTACTTCCTCCAAAAATAACACCTTATTGCCGTTCACATCGGTACGTGTATTCATTCTTAAATGAACAAGGATATTTGGCTCGTCAAAATGTGATGATTTGAATGTCTTTTTTCTTTGAGTATCAAGTTCGCTATTGTATTTAAAGCCTGAATAATATTTATTTAAAGCCTCGCTATAGCCACCTTTTTTCAAAGCATCCAAAGCCTCAATGGCTTCCGGATAATCCTTATCATTTTTAAATTCTTCACTTCTACCCTGTTCATCGTAAATTTTCATTCTACGCAAAGCACCTTCTGAATCGTTTAAGCCTAATTTTTCTAATGCCGGCTTGAGATACTTATCCCTAACTACATGATACGGCTCACCTTTTATTTCTTTTTCAGGCATCGTAACCAACACCTCTTTGTAGTTGCTTTTTTCGCCTTCTAGTTGATAATCTGAGAATTTGGTTTGATTTCTAAAAGCCTCTTTCTTTTCGTCTGAGGACATATTGCGAATGTTGTCATTTATTTCATCAATTGCTATATCAATTGCATCTTCTTTGCCATCAGAATCATCTTTATATACTTCAATTCTTCCATCATTATCAAAATTAACATACCATGATGTTTCATCTTCGTCAACAGAAGTTACATTGTTCCTGCGTATTTTTAATTCACCATCATCTTTCACTACCTCAACAACTTCAATTCTATTTTCTTTTAGATACTGCTGAATTTCTGCTTTAGATACTGAACCTTGTTGTGAACTTAACCAATCCGTTAATCCTGTCCATTTCGCTTCATCGCCTTTGCCAAATTTATCTAGCCATTGTTTTGCCGGTAATTTATCAAATTTAGTTTCACCAATAATTTTTTCTAATGGAGAATAAAATCCGTTTACTACTTCTGCGCCGCCATTAATTTCTTTTACCTTAATGTTTTCGCCTTGGAATGTAATTGTTTTTTCAGATGATTTCTGAGTACCAATTTTACTATTTAAAATCTTACCACCCAATAATTCACCTACTACTTTTTTAGTGAACATATTGAACTTATCATCGGCACTAAGGTTTTTAATGCCTAATTTATCGCCTATGGTCTTAAAGAAATCAGATAGCCATTCTTTAAAGCGTTTCAGCATTGTAGGATTGCCATTGAATAACTGCTCACCTTTGTTTCCGATTGCAGTTACAAGTGCTTCTGCCTGGATTTCAGCAATGGACTTTCCTTTGTATGCCGGATTCTTTTGTATCTCTGCGATTAATGCACGACCTTGTGGTGACAGTTTCAGTAATTCTATACCACGTTTAAATCCTTCGGGAAATACAGACTGCCATATGTGCCCGAATTCATGTATCGGTGTGTTTGCGTTAAGATTATCTGTATTTATGAATACTTTGCCATCGGGTGTTTTAAATCCGTAGATTGTGCCGTCTTTAGTTTTAACATCGGTTATCGCTATGCCTTTGTCTTGTAATTCTTTTTTAGCATTTTCAAAATTATTCTTACCAAACAACTCTACTTTCACATTCGGAAATGCCTTTTTAAGTTTGTCTATCAGTTTCGTGAATACACTTTCTGATATTGGTGTGAATGATTTGTCTGTGGATTGTAGGTCTAAGTCTTTTTCTTCTTTGACTTGTTGGCTATTTTCGCTGCTGCTAATATCAGCGCTACTACCTTGCCTTTCCCCGCTTTTGTCTGTGGTTGTTTCGGTTGTTCCATTTGCTTGTTCATATTTTAGTGCTTCTTCCCAATTAATTGAACCATCTTCATTTACAAATTTAGCATATAAATCTGAATATTGCTTAAATTCTTTTTCATCAGATTCGGATATATTACTTAATGACTGCAATTCACTTTCAGATACATTATCATATTCTGATAAGAAATCTGTTGTTTCATTTGCCTTCTGCGCCCAAAATAAATCTTCTCCGGTTACATCAATTCTCTCATAATTACCACCAAAACCACGTACAAGCGGTAACGATTCCATGCTTCCGTACTCGTTTATTGCGTTGGCGACACGATTGATATTGGTAGATTCTGTTTTACCTGCGTCAATGTCTGCTTTTGCACGTCTGATTTCTTGCCAGGTTAAACCTAATTGCGATGCGTCAATATGATAATCAGTATCATTTCCGTTCCACTCAAACCAACTCTGTGCAATTTCTTTTACCTTTGCAATTATATCGGGAGATACCGAAACTTCTGTTGGTGCAATATTTATCTTTCTTATCTTCTTGCCTTTCTCGTTCAATACATCAATCTTATCACCTAATTTACCCTTTACGGTATATCCTAAATCAGATGCAAGTTTCTGTATCTTCTGACGTATCTCTGACTTTCTTGTTTTCTTATTTGTCGGAGTAGAATTGTATTCACGCATTAAGCCAACTAATCTGTCGTGCTTATCGTTCTTTAGTTTCTGTTCGGATGATACTTGTTCAGCTTTCTTTTGTGGTTCTGCTTTGGGTTGTACTTCGTCAACATAAGACTTTTGCTCACCTTTAAACTTCACTTTTTCCTTATCGAATACCACTAATTCACCTTCTTGTGTCTTGCTTTCACGGAAATAGATACCATCGTATCCTTGTGCCTTTAACTCGTTTGTGGTTAATTCAGCAAGTTTCTTTATTCCTTTATCGTTAAGATTGTCAAGCGTTACCCTACCATCAGGCAATTTTTGATAGTCAACGGTATCAAATTCGTCAAACTTATCTTTATTGGCATTTAAAACTTCTTGTCTTTTGTCCACCAATCCATAGTCGCCGTTCTCCACCACAAGCGGATTTTTGATGTCAACTTCTACCCTTTCTGCCTTATTGTCTTTGGTTTCGTAGCGATTGCCTTTTTCTGTGGAAACAAACGTGCCTAACGCTTGATTTTCACCCATGTTTTTCCCTTTTACATGGGTAAGATTTTTGGATTTTATTTCATCAATAATAGCATTAGGCTTTTTTGTAAGTAATTCTTTTTTTAGATTATCTACATATTTATCTACTAGCAATGCAGGTGGAACACCATTTGGATAATCTCTCTGTATTCTTTCTGCAATTATTACAGCATCATTTGCATTATCAAACTCAATATTTGATGCAGGCAATTGACTGTCTTTTTCACCAATATTTAACAGGACTTTATTGCCAAAGTCGTTTACTCTGTGTTTTTCAGTTTCATAATAAACATTTGAACCATTTCCTAATTGTCTAATAGGTTTTATCTCTTGTTCATTTTGTTGAACTTCTTTTCCGTTGGACACATTTTGTCCATCTCCTTGTTGAACTCCGTTATCGTTTTCTGGTGTTTGTTGTATTCCTGTGACGTTATTTTGTTCTTGCCCTGCGTTAATAGGTTCAACTGGTGTAATAGGATTCTCTTGCTCATCTTGTATTCTTTTATACTCTACATTCGCCTGATTAGATGCTTCATCTTGCGGTATAATTAATTCAGAACGGTCTTGTCCGAACTGCTCTTTCGCCTGTTCACGATTAATAATTGTACCGTCTGACAGCTTAAACAACCCTTCCGCTTGTCTATCAACTTGCGAAATATCTTGTCCATCTGCTTGTGCTTTTAATATAGCTTCTGCATGGTTTTTACCTTCGTACTTCTTGCCATTAATATTGATAACCGCACTTGTAATTTGTACCGGTTCAACACCTTTCGGTTTATTCCTTACATCTGTTAATGCGGATTTCTCTACTGTGATAATTCCATCTTCACCAATTTCAGGATTGTTGGTATTTATTACCACTTCACCATCTGCAAGGTCGTCAAGTATAGTAACTTCTGCACCATTGTAAGTTGCAATCTTATCTTCCTCTATCAGCGTATTCGGATTGGCAATATTACTCAATGCTTTTTCCTTGCCTTTATTGTACGTGCCGTCTGCAACTTCTTCTAAACGCTTATTAATGTCGTCTAACAGTAATTGATTCTTCTTATTCAACACTTCGTCATTCACCTGCGACATCGTATTTTTTAGCGTGTACTTTTTTAATAATAGTTCCGCTAAATCATCATGCAAATCTTCTTTAATAGTAGGCTTAACCGAATTGTACTGTTTCGATATTTCTTCAAATGCTTTTACCTCGTAATCAAACTTACCTTGTTCAATATCTCCATCTGCCAACATCTTCTGTCGCATATCCACGAACTGTTGTGGATTATCAAGTGCGTTCTGTAATGCTATCTTGCGTTGTTCGGGTACTGAATTAGCAACTTCAATAGGTGTCATTAGTAAACTCGCCATCGTGGTAATCATAGCGGTTTCTATCGTCTGCTTGGTATCAAAGAATGGTTTATTCAAATCTTCAAATCCTTGCTGACCGTTTTTCTGTGCTTTGGTATTGTAGTATGTTTCCGTTGCACGTTGTACTGCCGGTTCTAATACCAATTCCTCTAAGTTTTCACCGAACGTATTCTTTACACCTTCCTTAGCCATACGTTTAGCGTACTGTCCTATTGACATTTCGCCTGAACGGATTAACTGCACATCTGCTTTGGATATATTGTTTGATATAAACTTACCTATACTTTTACTTGCCGTACCTTTTACGATATTGGCTTCCATTGGATTCACCAAAGTAACCATACCTGTCATTATAGACGTTAGTGTGGCAAAGTCATTCGCTTCTTGTGGTGTCAGTCCTGCTGTTAATCCGCTTTCGTACATATCTCCGTACATCTGTGCTGCGGAAACGCCTATTGTTGTTGCGGTTGATACCGTTCCTGCCGTTCCTGCACCCGCTACTAAACCTGTTGCACCGCCTGTCAATGCAGCAGTTGCCATCATCGTACCCATATCAAGTATCGTTGGTGTGGCTTTGGTAATTAATGTTGAGAAACTGAAATCACTTTCGGTTTTATATGCCGTTGGGTTTTCATTGTACTTATCTGTGATTTCCTTTTTAGTCTTATCATTTATATTCCTGAACTTATCATCACGTACATCGTTTTTAGGCTTACCGTTTTCATCTAACATTACTTTATAACCGTCTACATCTGCATACTTCTGTATAATATCACGTTGTACATCAGTAGCGGTAGGATTAAGTATGTCACGTTTCTTACTTGCGTAAATTGCCTGGTCGAACATTTTATCAAATACATCGTACTTGTTTTCGTCACCAATGGGATTTAAAATATCTAACATCTTTGGTACAGATGCCAATGCTTTTAGTGTTCTGCCTAATAGCTTATCGCCTTCATCTGCAACCTTTGCGCCTGTGAATGTTTTATCGGATTCTCCTGTAATCAAATTCTCTGCCATTACAACAGGACTTAATTGAGATAGCGCACCCATAATATCACTCGCCTTTCCTAAGATACCTTTACTCTGATACGCTTTTTTCATCGCATCTTTTTTGGCTTGTGCCTTGTCGCCTTCATCTAATAATTTACGATATTCTGCAAATTCAGGTTTACTTATCTCTGAATTTGCATCATTAGTTAATTGGTTTATTTTGTCGTTTATATTAAGGTATGTTGTGAAATCTTCATCTTGTACTTTAGAATTTATACCTTCCTGTTTTTTTAGTATTTCTTCTCGTCTGCCATCTATATCTTTTTCAATCGCCTGTATCTGTGCTAACTTAGCATTGTACATAGGTTCAGCCTGTTCTTTTGGTAATTGATTTTCTGTAATCTGTTTTTCTATATCCTTTAATTCCAAAACAAGTTTATCGTATTCAGATTTTCTTTTTGTAGAGTACAAACCAAACTGCTGTGCTTCTGCCTGTATCTGTGTATTCTGTTTTGCTATATCTGTAAAGAAATCTTCACCGAACTTAGATTTTAAAACACTTTCGTATGACTTACCTCTATCATTTAATGCTCTTATCTGTGCATCGTAAATAGACATTTCACCATTATATGCCTGTGCGTTATTATTAGAGTTTGACTGTATTTCAAAATCTAATTCTTCTGCCGTTTTATCTTTATTTAAAAAATATTTTAGTTGGTCTTTGTCTGTATTTAACAACTCCTCTGTTGATAGTGTATTCACAATACTAAGTTTGCTTACGGGAGTTATTCCTTTATCTAACACTACTGTATTATCAGAAGATTTGTCTGTAACATCAACTAAGTATGGATTTTCTTGTTGTGCTATTTCAGGTTGTTCAGAAACTGTTGTGCCTTGTCCTAAAATAGATTTATCGGCAAATCCTTTTTGTCCGTTATCTATCAAATAATCACCTGTAATTTGCTGTTCTTTTGTCGGTATTCCGATTGGCTTCTTTGTTGTTATTGGTGTTTTAGTGGTTGCTGTATTATTGAATGTAGGAATTTTAAACATAGAACTATTAAAACCTAAATCTTGTGTAGTATATTTTAAAACTCCTACACCTTTAGTTGATGTTTGTTTTTGTGAAAACAGTTCGGGAAATTTTGAGTTTATAGTTTTAAAGTCACTCTTGTATTGTGGATTGTTTGCTGTTGCCACATATTCTTGTAACAACTTTGTATCATATCCTTTAAGTTCAGGAAACTTTGAGTTTATAATATTCCAATCGCTTTTGTATTGCGGATTATTTGCAGTAGCAACATACTCCTGTAATATATCTTTTACTTCCGCCATATTTATCTGCTTTTTACCGTTGTTGTTGCCTTGTATTCTTTAGTCTTTTTTATGGTCGTTGCTTTCTCTGACTGCGTATTGGTAGTCTTTGTTTGAACTGGTACATCTTGCTGATTTGCTTCAACATTGTAGTACCCGTTATCATCCGTAAAATCGTACGTGCCTATCTGTTGACCTATCTGTTTTTCCTTATACCCGTATGCAGGTTTAAACCTATCCGCCAATGCTTGTTTTCCAACCTCATCATTACCATAAACACCGTCTATTTTATCACCATCGTAAACAATCACATAGTATTTGTCTTCTTTTAACGGTACACTCTGTTTTGTTCTTTTATCAACTCCTTTCGTTACTCCATATTTAGATAAATCACTACCCTTAACTGTTATTAAGGTTCTCGGACTTTCTTCTACCTTTCCAAAACTGTTATTTTGTAATATGCCGAAACTTCCGCTAAATGGTGTATTAGGTTTATTTAATACAAATTCTAATTTATCTTCAAATGTACCACCGGCAACCTCTTGTTGTGATTTCAAGTTCTCAAACTTATCTCTTTGTAATCCTAAATTAGAATAATCCAATCTCATTTTATCTTTATGTTGTTGCATATCCAATGCTAACTTAGCAGCGAACTTACTGTCGTACATTGGAGGTATAAGGCTTTCACGTATTTGTGCGCCATCTTGCTCAATCTTATCAGCTAATTCAGGATTCTTAGACTTCATATCCTCTATCTGATTATCTACAAAATCATAATCATCTTTCCATCTTTGTAGATATGATTGATATTGATTCTGGTCGTATATTGCGATAGGTTTACTATACGCTTTTTGCAACCCTTTTATTTTTGCAAACGGATCTTCTATCTGATATTTACCTAACTGTTCAGAAGTAAACGGTTGTGTTGCATCAGGACTACCCGATATAGTATTTGGATTTAACTTTCCTTTTTCAAATTGTAATTGGTTTTGTCTATAACCTTTCAATTCTTTGCCAGTCTGCAAAAATTCCTGATACATCTTATTCCACTCTTGCGAGAATTGTAAGTGTGTTGGATTATTCTTCGGTTTCGTTACATCTATACCAACGGAACGACCTTTTACTGCATAATCTTTCAGCTTTGTCGCTAAGTCAAAGTATTTCTGTGTTAAATCAGTATCGGTTTGTATGTCTTTTTCTGTGGTTACATCAGGAACGGATATATCGTCTAATGACGGTAATCCCCATGCAGCAGCACTCACATCACGCAAGTTTGGTAATGCCTGTTGGTATAACGGACTTTGTGGTACGTTCACATCTACAAGTCCTGCGCCTGTGTTTCCGTATATCATACTGTTTGTTCTTTACTTAATTCCTGTTTCTTTGTATCTTCCTTCATTGCCGTTTTCTGCAAATCTACATTTCCTTTGTACTGCGTTTTCTGCATTTCACGTTGCGTAATAGCCTGTTGTGTCTGCTGTCCTGCTTGTTGTTGCATCTGTGTATTTGCCAACATCGCTTCTTGTTGTGCCTGTTGCATTTGCATTTGCATCGCCTGGTCTTTCTGCTCTTTCTTCTTCATTACAGATATGTAGTCAACAACCGCACCCTTCACATCTTCCTGTGACTTCATTTCTAATTCCAATGCTTCGTGTAGTGGTAAGTTATGTTGTAATCCGGCAACGATATATTTTTCAAGAACGCTACGTGGCATGATCTGATTTCTTACTACTATCTCATGCTCATCATCCGCAATATCTTCATCAATATCTAAGAAGTCAATATACAAGTCACCAATAATATCTCGCCATCTGTCAGGGTTATTCTTCCATGATATACGGATATGCTGTGCGTGTTTGGTAAGTAGCTTACTTTCAAACATAAAGAATCCACTGTAAAATCCTTTTGATGCTTTGGCACTCTGCGCAATAGCCATTTCAGTCACACCGTTCAACTGATTTGCGGACTGAATAACACCTTGTCGTGCATCATTCATACCGCTAATGCTTTTCATTTCATTATCAGTAAACGACATTAGATTCATTAATCCTGCAATCGTATTTCCTAAACCGCTATCGGTAGTATTACTTGCACCACCGCCCTGTATCGGTGCGCCTTCATTCTGTTGTGAGTTGTAAAATTCAACACCATGTCCTTTTAAATAATGGAACATTGTGTTAATTGCAGACTGTCCATCACCCCATTCTTTCGGCAATCTTGATGTATCAATTCTTGTAACGCTACCATTAGACTTTGTAATTTCTAACTGCACTTTTGTCCATAAGTAGTTAATGAAATCCTGCGTTTGCATGATGTCCATAACCATAGACTTGCTTTGTCCGTTAATATACAAAGGTCTGTATGATGTAATTGACGTTGTAGTGTGTCCGTAATCGGTATAGAATGTTGGTTGGTTCTCAACGTTTCCGTATTCCACTAAATATTTATCAGCAATTAGTGTTGCTTTCTTTAATACATTTCTTTCCTTGCGTACCACCTTGAACGATACTGCATCTGCGTACTTACGTTTATCAACCTTTTTGGTTGCTTCCTCACCTACCAATACCTCAAATGTTTCCAATCCGTTCTCATACACCGCTTCTACACCTGCAATCTTTTCAATATCCACCCACTCCCAAGAAGATATTAATACCCTTGCTTGTCCTGTTTCGTATGGTTCAAAGTATTTTTGGTTATCAAACTCCACATAATACTCACCATTTGAAGATGATACGTTGTTTTTTAAGCGTTCCTTTATTTCTTCAACCGCTTCTGCCGATAATTTATATTTCTCTGTCACTTCACGTACATCTCCGTAGTACACCTCACCAATACCTTGTGTCTTAGACAAGAAATCATCGTCATTAACATTACGTGGGTAAAAGGTATTTAACGGTTGTACCCTTGCAATTTTTGGCATACCGTTTATAATACTTGTACGTGCATGGCACTCACCGGCAACCACCGCATCTAATAGGAACTGTAACCTAATGTATCGGTAACTCCAATATTCAACCGTATATCTTAAACACGCTTCAATAGCACGTTCCGATATATCTTTGATGTTTTCTAATTTTTCCTGTACATCTTCATCATCTTCAACTTCACTTGCAATATTGATACCGCTTTCTTCCGCAGCCATATCCATTAAAGGCTTAATTGACATATCTGCCAATACCTTTAATTTGTAATCCATTTTACGGGTTTTTGCTTCCTTGTTTACCGCATTCGCACTCGCTTCAAATCCTAAGTCAATCAAATCACCAATAAGTGTATTCACTTTGGTTTTGATTTTATTAAGATTCATGTAAACAACTGGCGTTGTCAGCTTGTTGTCGCCAACCTGAATATCGTAACCGCTAAATAAATCTGTGAATCCTGTGTCGCCTTGTGTGCCGTGAAAGTAATCGTAACATAACGACATTTGGCTTTTTAGAATAGAGTGCCTGTCAATAGACTGCTTCATAAGCCGTCTTATCCAGTCTTTATAATAATCTTCCGTATTGATTTTTTTATCAACCTCTTGAGCCACTCATTAAAATTTACACTAAATTAAAGCATTTTAATCTTCTGTAAGTGATAGTTTAATATATCAGTCTGTATGCTTTTGTTCAAAAGATAAAACTTCATATCCGAAACTTCGTTAAACCTACTTATAAACATTGGTAACACATCACATGGTTCGTGGTACATATACCTGGCATCCTTGTTGTAGTAATTTTCGTCAACTACTTCTTTTTTAACCATTTCGGCTGCATACTTTATAACTTTTTCTGCTTTTATGTAGCAAGGGTTGTTTTCTTCTCTGCCAAATGTTCGGTACTCATGTCCTATTGATTTAAGAAATCCAGACAATATGCGTGAATTGTTGCGTTCAAAGTTTCCGTGTGTTTCAATCTTTGCCAAAAGGAACGGATATGCCATGTAATGCATCAGTGAGTATAGTAATATCTGTTTTTTAGTTAAATCTATCAGGCTGTAATTGGTTTTAGGCTTCATTATTGTCAATAACTCATCCATATTCTCCTTTATGTAATCAAATATATGGCAACTATGTTCCGCATAGGTGTACACTTTTGCGGTTTGACCAGCAAACATAGGTGTTAAACTGATAGCGTATATGGCATCTGTTATCTCATACCCATTGTCAAGTACATTCTCGTCTAAACTCGTTAGGTGCATTTTTTTCTTACTTCGTGTCTTTAGTATCATGGTATTAAGTTTTTTTAAACCTGTTGTTTTCTCTTGTAAACCCAAATAACTTCTGTACTTGCCCTGTCGGCTTAACTATATTGTCACCCAATAATCTTTTTTGGCTGTCGTGTATTAAGCATCCACCTAATGCATCCACACTATCTAATTTCTTTGTCTGTACTGTATCATCGTACCGTGTCATATCCAATACAAGATTTGGAAAGTAGATTCTGTCGGAGTAATCCTCAACGTACTGTTGTAGGAAACTTCTGCGGTGGTCTTTCCAGTATTCATCTACCTTTAAGCCATATTCTTTGAAGTCAATATTTACATCAGATGCTTTTAATGGCTTACGTTGCATCAGATGTTTGGCGTTATCTAAAAACCAAATGTGTATCGGTGACGGTTCTCGTTCCACTAATGCCTTACAGTTATACCAGGTGCAAATCCGTGAACAGTATTCCGCAAACGTTCTCGGATCATCAGGATTATCTATGTACTCACATACAGGTAGGTAACCCATGCGTAAATGAATATCCAATTTCTGTTTTAGTGTAACTGCATCTTGTAATTGTGTGAATAACTGCTCTTTCTCAAAGTCATTCATTTTGACTTTTCGCTTGAATACATACATCGCACCCTTTGAGCCAATGGTTTGCTTCTGCTGAATACCGTATGCATCCACAAATGCTATGTATATTGCCGATGTTATACTTTCACGTTGCGGTGTTTCAATAAACTTTACCTTACCGCCTTTCTTTGGGAAGAATATTATGCTTTTTCTGTTATCATCCCAATTCAACTCACCCTCTCTCATATAATTATCATTCGATGCGAGTACCTTTGATTGGTGAAATAACTTTGTTTTATTAAATATTGATGTGCCTGTGCTTTGTAGTGCTTCTTCTGGTGTTAATGGGAACTTCTGCATTTCCTCTGCTAACTGTTGGTCGTTATTGTACTGAAATAACTTGTACCGCTTAGTCATAATCTCAAATACTGCTTTTTCAATATCCTCGTTACCATAATCGTCAACGTGCATACCTGCGAATGCGGGAACAAACCACCGTATTAAATCTCTTGTTTCTGCCCTATCCCAAAGTTCAATGTAGTCTTGCCCGAACTTATCAAAGTCACCTGCCACACCTGTTAGAATTGGTACACCTACCCTTGTGATACCATTTTTTCCGTTTAACGCAGGTAGCGTATTGTCAACTAACTGTAAAAGGTTTTTTGTTTTACCGGATTCATCATGCCCCCAAATCCTTGCACCATACCCCTCCAATGATTCAGGCGTTGGCGCACGGCTGACAATACGGCTGTCGTTTCCCAATATAATTGTATTACCGTCTTTGTCTTTTGTCTTTTTACCTACGTGGTACACACCACGATTGTTCTCTATTTCTGAATATCTTAGGTAACTTGGATAACGGTAAAAATTAAACTTTACTTTCTGTTGCAGAAATGAATCACTGGCAGCTTCATCTTTTGATGTAAGTAAGGCAGTCACCTCTTTGTTTACACTAATCACGGTATTCATTGCGTGACCTAACTCTGCTGACTTACCTAAACCTCGCTTACTCAACCATATAATTCCTTGCCCTCTGTTGTCACCAAAGTAATTACTGTTACCATACAGGCAACTTTCGATTAATTCAAATGTTTTATTGGTGTACTCACGGTATTCAGGTCTTATTCCACCACCACCTGCTCTATCTAAAATGCTTGTATAGTTGACATACGAATACATTGTGCCGTTAAGCGCATCGTGTCCATTCTTCCACCTGCGGAAATATTCAAGCTGACGTTCCTCACGTTCTTCTTTTGTTTTTAAATGCAGTAGTGATTGTGGTAGCGTAATCCGTTTATGTTTAATCAGATTAGGCTTCGGCATATACCCGTGTTGTTCGAGTGTGTCCATGTACCGCTTTGTAATGTCCTTAATGGATTCCAAAGAGTTTGGTGTGAATATCTCGTTTATAGGGTTTTTGATTATCACTTATACTTATTGTTTTGCTTCTTTAATCCATAAATCAATCAATGCTTTTGTCTTTTCCATGTCTTGAATAAAACACCCCTTTCTTTCGGCACGGTCTATCCGTTTTATTAAATCAAATTGATATGCGTTCCAACCACGTTGTTGTGCAATCTTATAAAGACTACCATTGCTGTTATCGTAGTATTCGGGTGTTTTAGACATTCAGTTTTGCTTTCAGTTTTTTCCACCACGACTTAATTCTGTTTTTCAGTTTCACATCTTCGGCTTTCTTTTTCTCAATGTGCATTTCACGGATTTGCTTAATCAAAGACATCAGCATTTCAAATAATTCCATGCGTGTACAGTCCTCGAAATTCTTTCCGTTTAACATCTTCTCTTTTGCCACCATCAGGCGAAAGTCATTGCGTGACATTTCAACCTGTGGTGGTGGTGTTTGCTGTTGTGGTGCTTTCTTCATCTTATCCATTTTTGCTGTTGTGGATTAATAATTTACTTCCAAATTAGATATACTGTGTACATAACCGCAATACCGAGTGTGCAAATAAATAGCACGTACAATAATGCAAGAGTTCCGAATAATATGGATAGTATTTTGTTCATAGATTAGAACGGAAGATCAAGACTGTCACCAGGCAACGCTTCTTGCGTCAAACCGTTTTCATCTACCTTAGAACTGAACTGTTCCTGCGATACGGCTTCTGCTTTCTTTTCCGATTTACTTGCGTTTACGGTTTTGTAAGCGGAAATATCCGTGTACCATTTACCTTGATACTCACGGCTTTTAAATGTGTATTCAACTTCAATAAAGTCACCGACCTTATTAAATTTTGCAAAGTCGTCAACGAATTTACCGTTGTCGCCCTTTGCTGACTTTGTAAACGTACAAGATTGTGGGTATTGTCCTTCTGTTTCCTGAACGACAAACATTACGCTTTTCCACTCGCCACGTTCTGTTACTGGCATAATTGCCGTGATTTTTCCTGAAAATTTCTGCATTTTTTATTTGTTTAATTGTGTTATTTATTATTCATATAATCGTCAATAATCTTTTTGGCATTATCAAATCCGACTGCGAATACCGCATAGTAACCAACATTCAAAAGAATATTTAGCGTCTTGTTCTGCTCTTGGATATGCTGACCTTTACTTAAACTACCGTCTTTTAAATATGGACTACTATCGGTTGATTTAAGTTCCAATATCAATCCGTGATACTCTGAATTTGGTTTTAGGATTATCATATCAGGTATCTTGTGTACCGACCTTTGTGCTTTTAATGATGTTGCTTGTCCCATTGTTAACCTTACACCACTGGCATCGCAAGTGAATACTATATCAGGATATTGTAGTTTCAAATAACTACTTACCGCTTTTGATAGATTTTCTTCTTTCTTTGCCATTAATCCAAAATTAGTTTGGCATATATCCCATTAGCGTACCCTGTTTCCTTAACCTTTGTCTTTGACAACTCACCGAAGTAACGGTACTCGCCGTCAATACAGATAGTATCGTTCTTTGCGCTTTTGGTTACAGTCTTTTTCTTGTTGTTGACGTAAACCTTGTCGCCTTCTCGCAGTAGGTATATATCTATTGATGTCATGCGGTTGTTTTTAAAGTGAGTTCTTTGCCGGTAAGCGAGTGGTACAAGTTTTGGAGTTGATGAACTGTTTTTATTTCATACCGAAAGTCATAATAAAAAACCTGTTCTGTCGGTAAATCACCACCATCATCATCTACATCTGATTTTTGGTGTATATAAAAATCATAGAAGTTCCATTGTGTATGTATTGATTTATACTTTGAGTTAAACCCAAACTTCTCCAACCATTCTTCTGTCAAGGGAATAGGTTCTGCTTCCGATACATACATTAATCCATCCTTTGACATATTCATCGGATTAAGATTTGTTCGTATAGTTTCAAGGTGAGAAGCAAATCCATATTCATCATTCCAATCCATATTAGATTCTATGCCAATAATGTATTGTACCTCACCAGGAATGGTTACATAGTTCCCGATTCTATAATCTCTTGCTCTCATATTACAGTACAATTTCTTTTTCTACTTTGCCGGTACAATCAATCACCCGAATAACTGTTTTACTATCTACCATAAACAATCCCGCCATTGCCTTAATGTTTTTGAGTGCGGATTGCTTTGTCTTTAATGTTTTAGTACATACCAATACCTGATTGTTCTTGCCGTGATAGGACACATAGAACTGCTTGTCTTTTGAACGATGAATCTTTATCATATTATTTAGTTTTAGTTTGAAAATAAAGTTACTGGCTTTGCAGGTCTGTCGCCATTTTGCCAATCACTGAACTTTTTATCACCCATTTTCTTTATAAAGTGTTTTATATTATTTCTATATAACCCCACCCTGTGATTTGGGTTTACCGCAGCCTGACTATCATCATCCCCAATATCATTGTAACCGGCTTCAATCATTTCTTTATGGTTTGGAAATACGTCACTATGCCTATCGGTATCTCTGTTTATTAAATAATCTTCCCTGCCACCAAAAGAAAATATAGTAATAAAGTTTTCAGGTAACTCTCCGATGCTCTTAAATAACGAAACCTCTTTTGTGTAGGTATAAAATATACACTGCGGGTTGCCATTCGCAAAATTTATCCAATCCATTGCATATTGTAAACTAAAAAAATCACCTGCATCGTGTATGCGAATATATTTGCCATCGTATTTTTTAAGTTTCAACTCATCGTTTATTGCCTTAATCCACTCATCTCTTTTATTTAACACAAATTCAAGTTTCTCAATATGCGCCTTCCTTACATTACTGAACATAAAAGTTCCGTTCTTTGCATAACAAAAGGCTGCACAAACACCGGCATTAGGACAAGTATTAAATTTAGTTCCATTGGTTAACGTTACCCAATGTGCGGGTAATGTCCATCCATAAATACCTGTCTTTTTTAAATCCTTATTTTGTGTAAACAAATTCATTCTTTAGTTTTACCATTTTTATAAACCCAACCCCATCCGTAGAACACCTTTCGTAGTCCACACCTTTCACACACCTTATCTGCCACCTGATAACTACTCAACATCTTGACTTTACGCCACCGATGCATTCCGAAGTAGCACCATATACTCATACAAAGAACCATTTTATCCAGTTCGGAATGCGGTCAAGTTTGTTTCGCAATTCATTATTGGCTTTACCCGATATTCGTGCAACTTCACGTTGATTCATTTCATTCATAGCCAATACCGCATATTGGTCGGATTCAAACTTCAACACTGATTTTAAGGTTTCTATCTCACCTCTAAGTGTAGTATTCTCACGCTTATCTAATTCGTGCAATTTCTCAAATGGAAGCAAACGTTTAATTTCTGCATTCAGTTTCGTAATATGCTGATTCAACTCGCCTATCTCAACCGTATAGCCGATGTTCTTTTCGTATATCTCATCATACGCATCCTTGTTGTTCTTCGCAATCTCCGTCTGCGTAAGTACCTCTAATTTTAAAGCTGCAATCTCTACGTCATGCACCGTTGCTTTCTGTTTTGTGTTCTTTGTCTTTATCATATTCTATAATTTATTTACATCTACATTATCAGCAGTATTCGTTTCAACCGTTTCCTTCTCCTTAACTTCCTCAATAACATTATCCGGTACTTCATACTCAAAAGACAACTCCTTCTCAAAGAACTTAATCTGATCGTAGGTACTCTTTATCGTTTCATCCTTAATGCTCTTTGCCGTTGCATTATATATCTTCACCTTCTCATCGGTATCATCCACATTCTTCAAACTCTTAATAAACTCCAACTGCGCATCCAGGTAATCTTCCAATACCTGTATCGTATCACCAATCTTCTTACGTTTATTATTGTTTATGTCACGGTGATACACCACGATAGCATCCTCAACGTCTTTATTCTTTTTATCCAATATACGCTTACCTTTCACCGTTGGCTTATCCACCCACCACAACCCATCACATAACTTCAATGCCAGTAACCGTCTATCACCATCACTACGCATCCTGAATATTCCATTACTATCCGCCACATGAACCACATATTCCATTTCAGCACTATCCAACTTTGGAAACAGCTTCGCCAAACCCACATTGAGTTCAAATACATCTTTACCTGCTTCAATACGGACTGTCATAATTTCAGTTTACTTATTATCTGTGCCAATACGTTTACCACAATCGAATTACCTGCCTGTTTGTATGCCTGACTGTTGCTGACAACCGAGAAATCGAATGTATCGGGAAAATCCATCAAGCGGAAACATTCTCTTGGTGTTAACTTTCTAATCCTTTTACTACTCTCCACCGCATTCGTATCACCTGTATCTAAACAGTACGTGATTCCATCTGTCCAGGACAGATGCCCTGTACCGCCTTTACCTGTCGTACTTGAACGTGGCATCATGTTGTGGACTACAATATCTTCAACCTCATACAATCCTGTCTTTGCACCCAATCCACCACCTTCTGATTTTATTGTACAAGCAATACCATTATCATCGTATATTCTGCCTGCATCAGAATTGTTTTCATACAAACTACCAACCTGTGTTAGCTGCGGGATTGCTTGTACTTCTATCTGTTTTGGTTGCTTATAGTCAGTTGCAGTTAAGCAATTCATTAATTTACTGTTCTCGCTAAACACCAAACCTCTCTCACCGCCTTTTTCTAAATCACCGACTATATCGTAATCCTGATTCAACTTCAAAATATTATCACTAATATCTAATGAAGATGAAGATGAAGTAATCGCACCCGCAACACCTTCCTCATCCTTAAAGTTTATCTTACCTGCATTAAAGTTATCAGCACAATTGTTAAAATACTCCAACATCTTATCACTTAAATAATACTTTTCATCCACTTCACTTTCCAAAACATCTTTCAACCTTTTAGTCAACGGTATCTCTTTTGGAAAACTAAACACATTATCTGCATCATCACGAATACCTATAATAAACACCCTCTCCCGATTCTGCGGTACACCAAAGTCTTTTGCATTCAGAACCTTCCAGTACACATGATACGGTACTGCACCATCATACGGAAAAACAATAGGCATACCATTAACCGATTTACCACCCAAGAGATGCAACCACTCACTAAAAGTTTTACCACCATCATCACTCAATAAGCCTTTTACATTCTCGAATATGAAATAACGTGGCTTGTTCTTAACTATAAACTCATGTGAATTGAAAAACAAAATACCTCGCTTATCATCCTTACCTAACCGCTTACCGGCTAAACTGAAACTCTGACAAGGAGGACTCGTCATATAAATATCCAAACTATCGCCAGGTATCTCCCTCTCATAAACATCACTCGGATAATAGTCAGGCTCACCGTAGTTGTGTATATAAGTCAATCTTGCATACTTATCCTTATCACAGGCAAAAACAGTCTTATGTTTTATACCCAATCGCATCAACGACTGCTCAAATGCACCTACTCCGCTAAAATCAGAACCTACTCTTATACTCATATCTCGCTTTCAATATTATCGGTTACCACATCTCGAAATCCCAACAACTCCATGTACGGTACAAACACCCCAAACTCGTCAAATAACATATCAGAAATCTGCTTCGCCTTCTTTAAACTATGTATGCCATTACGCTGTAATCTGTCAGCCGTTTGCCACTCATATCCGAACCCTTTTTTACGCATAGCACCACATACCATTGATGTCGTAATACCGCCTGAAAACCTCTCTATTACAGCCGTATGGTGATTTAAACACCAGTCGTACTTTGTAGGGTAATCCTTTCTTCTCCTTATTGCCATCTTATTATAATGTAGTTTTGCCGTTATAACTATTGTATCACATTACAAACATACACCACTTTATCATAATATTACATAATTACCACATCTTACATTTCCACATTTCACGGTAATCATTAAAGTATTTTTTGTAACCATTTACAGTGAGGTATTACCAGTGTTGGTATGGTATATGTGCGTGTGTTGTGGGTTGGAATAGAATAGAATAGGGGTGCGCACATCGGAAAGAAACTACCCCCATACTTAACAAGGGGTGGGGTGCTAAAGGATGCTTAAATAAATGATTTTCAGGCTCTACTTAACATAATGTAAATTATAAGACAATATTATGCAGTCCTTTGTTTTGCTATTATATACTGATAAAAAGAAATTTAGAAAGGAAATAGAACTAAAAAAGAATATCGGTTAGCTCCTCTCCTACCCTACTGCTATATATATGAGTGCTATCTGTACGCTGTTTCCTTAAAGTATCTGTATATATATGCGTATTGCTTTTAAATATCGCCTGTATTTCGTCTTCGTTTGTGTTTTGTTCCTGGTGTTTGGTGGTTGTTCGCTTAATATTGTGCCGGTTAACTTACTGCGGATTGTGTATTATGTGTTGAGATTTAAAAAAATGATTATCTTTGCGCTGTGGCTTCATATCCTTTTCAAGTTCACAATATTTATGCACATAAGGTAAAAGATATAAAATGGCTCAAAGGATTAGAAATAATAGTTTAGCTAATTACCTGTATAATGATTGCCGGATTATATTACTACATATTATTGGCAGTGATTATAAAAAGTTTGCAGATAATCACGGTATTAATGTTCAATCGGTTCAAAACTTCATTAAATGGAATTATTCAGATTATGTACTGCATACATCAGATAAAGTGTATAGATATTTAAGCATAGAAAATTGTATTAAGATTCTAGAGTTATCCGGTTATGAAATACGGTTAAGTTTAGTATTAAAAAATGATGTTGAAATTTAGCGTATTTTTTACCTGTTTTAATGGTGTTATTTTCAATGATTTTTTAAGGTGTTAAAATGGTATGTTTTAGGCTAAATAATGGCTAAAATGCATGTTTATGTTATTTTGTAACTGTTGTATGTTACTGTAATAGGCTTAATTATTGTTTTAAACTATCAAATTTCAATTATTTTATCTTTTTGGTGTATTGATACCACTTTTAATAAATAATGGCTTAAATATGGTTTAAATCAATTTTAGTTTTTAGATTTTTGTATTTCTGAAAGAAATATTTTAGTGTTATTGTTACTGTTACTCTTAAGCTTGTTACAATGTCTGTTGCATAATCTGTGACAATGTATGTTACAGAGATAAGTTTTATTGATTATCAGCTATTTGTGTAAAAAATGTGTATGTTTTTATTTTAGAGTTGAAAAAATAATATTTCAAAAGTTTTTCAAAATTATTTCAAAAACTTGCAAAAAAGTGGTAAAAATGGGCAATAAATATAGATTTTAATAATGTTTTAAAAATAGGCTGTTTTTAGTGGTTTATTTTGGTGGTTTTTTTACCTGCCATTTTTCAGATAATTTTTACTAATTAAATAGATATTTTGATAGTCTGTTTTTTGTATTATTTCATGCTGAATTAATGCATTGATTGATTTATAAAATACAGACTTTTTGAGTCCTGTTTTTTCCTGGTTAATTACAATTTTACTTTTATTGATGCCAATATTTTTACAGATATATTGTATTAGTATTATTTCAGATGTAGTTAATAAATGTAATTTATCTATTAATGGAATAAAGAATTTTATAAATTTATCATTGCTGCCAGTGAATTGCTTTTTAGTTTTTAGCAGCATCATGTATTCACCCGTTGAAGGATCAACAACCGGAATATTTATTTTAATTTGTTTCACTCTCTTTATATACTACTAAGAAGGAAATGTTAAAACAGTCGTAAAAAGTCCACGTTTTGTGGAAATTAGTCCACGCCGTGTGGACTATCATAATAATATTATTAATGTGTTTATACACTCATTTATGTTAAATATTTCACCTTATAAGATGTGGCGCAAGTTGTCGGATAACTTAAACACACCTTATAAGGCTACTATATTTATATTATTTCTATTGGTTGAAATGTTCCGACATTCAACGCTATTATACAAATATACAATATAAACTGCCAGACTAAACAACATTTATGTACTTAGTATTTAGCTAAAATATACCTATTTTAATACATTAGATTATTTCTATATGTTAAATATTACACTGCTTACATATTAAAATAAATACGGGTTAATCAATGTTTATTGATAGTTTAGTGTATATTGATATACTTGTTAATCAATCTAATATGTTAAATATTCAATGTGCCTATTGATAAATTGATTTATTATGCCTTACTTTGTATCACATTAACAAACCGACTAAAAACAAGATTATGAAAACAGTAATTAAAAAACCGAGAAAATTAACCAAACAGCTATTTGCATCTATTTATGATAGCGCACGAAAATTAAGAAGAACCGATCCAATACAGTTTGAAGTACTATACAACGACTGGAAAAGATTAAGACAAGGCATGATATACAGATAATCTAAAACAAAAAAGCGCACACCGGCAAGTGTACGCAATAATTAACCTTAACCTTTCACAATTTAAAATTAAATCTTATGACAAATTTAGCACAAAACACAGAAACAAACAACAGCACAGTATTAGAACAAACACAATCTTGTTATAATCCTTACTTTGTAACACTATCAGGAAAACAAAAGAAGGTTGATAGTATTAAATTTTACGACCACACAACAGGCGAAGTATTATTTTCACAAAATTGGTTTACAGACAGTCAATACGGCAGTAATAATGAAACGCCTAAAATTATATTCCCTTTTACATTTATACGCAAAACAGAAAAAGACTTAAACAGCGTAAAACCATTTTACAAAAAATTTCAGGATCAATTTAATCTTAAATCTGATTTACATTCAGTGGTATTGTTTATACCAGTTAGTATGTTAGACAATTTTAAGGTTAAAAAAGATGTATTTCAGTTTGAAACGGAAACAGATACTAATTATCGAGATTATTTTTACTTTGATGTTGTATGCGTTAAAGAACTATATAAAATTGACAAAGAAAACGACAAGCTAATATACTACAATAGTGAAGAATTTAAACAAACATTAACCGGAAAAGGACACTATAAGAAAGTATTAAAACCATTAGGCGAAAAAGTGGAAATGATAGTAAACGCATTCAAAAGCGCAGGTATTGAAAATGCCGGAAGATACGAGATTGAAAAAATGTTAACAGTTTGTAACATTGAATTAATAAACTCTTAAAACCTACAAAAATGAAAACTTACATAATAAGTAAAGACGGAGAAGTAAAAGCGGAACTGAACAACCAGGAAAGCGATATAAACGTGATAGGCAAAATGCAAAAATTACAAAGCCAATCAACACATTGGGCGATAAAATACGAAGGTTGGAAAGTTGCGGAGATAGACGAAGAAACCGGAATTAAAAGCCAGTGGATAACAAAAGGAGATTTTTTAATTATTTCAGAACCTATTAAATAAAAAGACAATGAAAAAGCAAAATAAATACACCTACTTAAATGTAATTCAGCAAAATTATGGACAAGGTTGGGAAGATGTAAGCGAGTACGAAGCAAACAGCCAGTTTATTAACCTCGAAAAATCCGGAGTATTTTACGAAGATAAGAAAGGAAGAAAACGGGAATATTGGCTAACTACCCACGATCTGAAAGAATACAGATTAACAGGTTATCCGACAAGGATAATAAACCGCAAAGAATTAAACAAAGCTATAATTTAACCAAACTAAAAACAGTACAATGAAAACAATAACAATAAATCTATACAAGTTCAACGAACTTTCAGAAAAAGCAAAACAAACAGCAATTAATGATTATAGAAACGAACAAGACAACTACATTTATTATGATGAAATAATAGAAACCGTTAAAAAGTTAATTGATTTATTCAACCTTAAAACCGGAAACAGATACACAGATATAAGATGCAGCCATATAGACGACACTATTTTAGAATTATCAGGAGTAAGACTTTATAAATATATTATGAATAATTACGGCAAGGAATTATTTACACCTAAGTTTAAAAAATGTATTGACAGAGAAGTAAAAAGTAAATCATATATCTGTAAGGTTGACACTAATTGGAAAGGAGAAAAATACACGATGTTATATTATAAACACAAAACAGATAACAGTTGTGTATTAACAGGAGTGTGTTACGATGATGATATTTTAAAACCAGTGTACGACTTTTTAAGCAAACCTGATAAAAATACAACCTTTGAAGATTTAATCAGTGAAATTGAAAGCGCAATTAAAAAGACTTTTGATAATACCGAACAATGGCTAAATTCCGATGAATTTATAACGGAAGAAATAGAGAACAACGGATACGACTTTACAGAAAACGGAAAAGTAGCCTAATATGATAATCAAAACAATGAAATCCGCAGACCTCTTTGAAATCGACAAAGTGCAAATTTTCGACAGATTGACAGGTAACTATATTTGTACAATGACATTAACAGACAGCGCCGGAGATTTACGCAACATTGCAGACTACCAACCGGAAATTAAGACAAAGGAAAGCGAAAACCCGAAACAAACTAAATTATTTTAAACACTTAAAAAATATATCATGCAGCTAATAATAACACGAAAGGCAAACGCAATAATAAAGAACCTAAACACGAATGAAAAAACTATGTACGAATATATAGTGGAATTAATTAAACAAGACAACGACCATATCCAAAAATGCGAAACGGAAAAGTATTTCCACGATGATAAAGAACATTTTAATAAAGCAATAAGCCACCAGTTAAATTTGTCATTCAGGGCAAAGTATATAATACAAATTTTAGGACTTTATTTATACGATGATATAGAAACAAAAACCATAACAGTAAAAGCAAGAAACGATAATTAACCACCAAAACGAATTAACTAAACAACATAAACGAATATTAAATAATCAACCAATTTTAAAAACAATTTTATGGCAAATTTAACCAAGTCAGAACGACACAACCGGATGTTAAATAAAACATTCAACCACTACAAAAACCACCAAAATAATTTACCACCTTGTCAGCTATACGGCAGATTTTTAGAAATTGCAAAAGAAAAGCTAAATATTACAATAGATGAAGCGAGAAAACAATATGGACAGTACACAGTGCAGCAGTGGGAAATATTATTAAAATTAGGTTGGAATAAATCTTAAACGGATCAAACTTCCACTAAACAGCAAGGTATTACCGGCAATTAATCAATTTTAAAACTAAAAATAATAATTTTATGAAAGTATTAATAAACACAATTTTCAGGGTAAATGTAGACGGAGAATTTAATTATATGTCTGTTAGAGAAATTGAACTATCAGGACTGAACACCGTACAACATAAAAGTAACGGATATTCACACGACTGGACAGAAATAGTGAAATTCTGCCCTGAAAGAGATACAGATTTAGAAATAAAGAACACAGTATATTTAACCAAACGACCAACCGGCAGAGTGCAGGGAAGTAGCACCGTATCATTTAGCTAATCTTAAACCTCCACTAATCCGCAAGGCAGTAACAGAATTTTTAACAAACTAAATTTAAGAAAATGAATAACGCAGAAATAAATCTAAAAATGAACACATTAAATTTAAGAGAAATAGCAGAACTAAATGGACTGACTTACGCAGAATCAACGAGCGGAAATAATGGTTATCCAAGCGGAATTAAAGGCATTATTTTAGGCTTTGAAACATTCGAGGAAGCAGAAGAATTAGCCGAAAAACACGGACTAAGTATCGAAACATTTAAGAAAAAAGACGGCTGGCAACTTTGGGAAAGAACCGGAAATAAAGCATACGAACCATTTAAAAATAGTTGTGATGATTATGGTGACAATTACAGCCAGTTAGAAAAAATGAGTGAAAAAGTATTTTTTGAATCAGAGGTAAAAGACAGCCTTGAAAATTTCGACAATTTAGAAGATTTACAAAATTTCTTATCTAAAAAACAAAATTTATTTGACGAAGTTGAAATTTTGGAAATTGACGAAATAGTAATTACTTGTCAAGGCGAATATTACGAAACTATCAAAAAAACAAGCATGATTTTTTCGCACGACACAAAAACAATAGTTATAGGATTAATATACAGAAACCAATAGCAAGAAACGTAAATTAAATATTTATAAAATTATATTAAATAACCTCTTAAAATTTACAGCAATGAAGAACACAATATACATCAACGCAAAGGAACTGATTAAAAAAGAAGCCAAAACGCTTAAAACACAGAACCCAAAAGATAAAGCGTATATAAGATATAATCTTAACAATTTAGCCAATGAATTAATAAAACAATTTAATTGGTATGCGATGAAAGAAATGATAACACAGAAAAAAGCTACAACATACGCTTATTGGCTAAGTTCGTACACAGCAAAACAACAACCGAAATAAAGCGTAATTAATCAAACCACTTTAAACCTCCACTAATCCGCAAGGCAGCAAAAGAATTATTAACAAAGTAAAATTTAAAAGTATGAAAACAACATATAACGTCACAGAAGTTGAAAACCAAAAAGTACATAAATTTAACACAATAAAAAAGGCGAAAGAATTTATTGAAAATTGGGGAATAACAAACAATCAACATACAGGTAAAGTAGATATTGACAAACGAACTATACTTTGGCATGTAGGAACATTTAAAAATCCAGTCATTCAATTTGAAAAAATAAACCACTTTAATTAATCTAAATCAAACAAAATGAACAAAGCACAAATCAAAAAAGCATTAGACTTTTACAAAGCATTAGCGCACCCCCTTAGTGATAAAATCCTACCGCTGATAAGCAAACGTGAATACCAGGTGCAAGAAATTTACAACACCCTGAAATTGGAACAGTCAGCCGTAAGCGTACATTTAAACCGATTAAAAACGCATGGCATTGTATTATTCCGGCAAGACGGTAAGAAACGCCATTATAGGCTGAATGATGCAGTAATTGAGAAGGCGGAACAAGCTGCAAAGTTAGTATCTTAACTAAGGTGCAAGGTAGTAACAGAATTATTAACAAACTAAATTTAAGAAAATGAAAGCAACGTATCACGAATTAAAAGACAATATTAAAGACCTTAATATATCTATTGAAGATTTATATAAAGCAAAAGACAAACAAATTTTAATTTGGCTATCTGACAAAGATTATTACTTCACTTTAATATTGAAGTCAAACGGAAAGCCAGACTGTAAAATAAGTTCATTTACAGCAAATATTTGGGCAAGGACAGACGCAGGAGTAAATTATAAAAAATACAAAGACACAGCCACGTTACAAAGAGAAGTAAAAAAACTTATTAAAAGTAAGATTGACACAAGCGGAGATATATCATTCAGTCTTAATAACGAGGTACACATTTTTTAAAAAAAAGCAAACCAATAACCAACCAACCGATTTTTAACAACTAACATAAATAAACAAGTATGGAAATAAGCATTACAGTCAACGGCACAATGAAGATAGCTATGACACCAAAGACAGAGGTTATGAAGTATATGGCAGAACTCATTAAAGACGAAGCAACCTTTGTAGTTTCACGCCCAAATAATTCAAGCGAGATAGTATTCACACTGGTAAAAGAAAGGGCAATAACCGAACCAAAATAAAAAAAGTTACATTTTTTTACAAATAAGTTGCATAATTAAAAAACTTTACTTAATATTGTACTACAATTCTGAACTACAAACAAACGATACACCAAATGCTGAAAGAAGAAATAAAAAAACGATGCCTGGAAGATGCTGATTTATTCGCTGATTTATGCGCAACCACAGGCAAGATACCTAATGCTACTTTGCAGTTCCTTAACAGAAATTCAAGTATAGAATTAAGAAGTTACGAGGTTATGACTGTAATTAAAAAGCACACAGGATTAACAGAAAAAGATATTTTAAATCCAATAATCAAACCAATGAAATACGCATTAATCAACAGCAAAGGAATGTACTTACAGGCAGGTAGAGATTTCTCATTCACAGCATACAGCAAGGAAGCACTAACATTTAGCACCGGACAGGAAGCAGAACGCAGAAGTAAACAGTTGATGCGATTCGGAGTGAAGGTGGTTCAGGTATAATTTTTTCATAGGGTTGTTTTTAAGTAGTTTTGGTTAGCTACACACGGTAGGTCGGGAGTTTTAATTAGGGTTTTATGTTTCATTTCCCGACCTACTAATTTTTAAAAAGTTCTTTTACAATATACAATGCAGAACGATGATGTACTCCGATGTCTTGGAGTGAGAAAGTAGAAGGTGTTTCTTATCGGGTTAATACTGCAATCAGTACCGTAAAATGTACGTTCTGCGCCAATTATGTTGGTACTCATAAGTACATAAGATACACAAAGACTGGCAATCGGAAAGACGATACCCTTTTGGGTTTTTAAATCAAACAAATTAAATCAATAATATGAGTAACAGATACTACAAAGGCAATCCGATAAACAACAAAGCTATTGCCAAAGACTGCGAGGATATATTTTGCAAAACGTATATGGATAAGATACGGTTCGCTTGTGCTATCAATGCAGACGGAAATAAGATATACCATATCGTAAGGATAGCCAATAAACAATCAGCAATAATCTTAAACTAATAAACCAATGACAAACAAACCAAAATACGACATATTAGGTGAACGCATTGACGAACACAGCTACTACTCAAAAAAGCAACAGAAAGAATTTGACTTTTATCAGTTCTTTAAGGTAATCGGTATCGCATCAGGTGTAATATTACTCGCATCATTAATCTTTCAAATAATCATTAAGTAATGGCAGAACGAATAGCATTCACGTTGGTAATTAACAACAGAATACACACCGAAGATAGCTGCGGTAATTGCCGGAGAGAAATACAGACAACAAGCGAAAGCCTATTGTACGAACTACACAAGTTCGGATTAAAAAACACCGTTAACAGTCACGCCATTTATTACACAATTAAAAGCAAAGCACTATGAGTTTACATCAAAAATACATCATCGTTAAGCGTACCGAGTACAACAATATGCTAAAGGAAATTGAAAGAATCCGTAAGCGTGAAAAGCGGATTATCAATACGGTTGCCATAGCAGAAATAACATTGGAAGATATGAAAGAGATATTCGCATTCTGCCACGAAACAAAAAGCAGAGTACCTGATGTAGTTGAATTACGACACTTTTCCAGGTACTTCTTATGCATGAACACAGAGTACATTTTAAAGAGAATAGGCACGTTGACGAACTGCAAAGACCACGCAACTGTAATCCATAGCAGGAACAGTATAGAGCAACATATTAACCGCTATCCGAACACCATGAATGCATACATAGCATTCGAGGAAGAAATTATGGGTAAGATTGAAAAGATATACAACGCACAGGTGCAAGTGCCGGTACAGGAAGAAGAATTGGAAATGGCGAGTTAATTAAGTAATGGGAAAAAGAGAGTTAACGAAGTACAGACAGTTATTGTTAAAAGCATTTAGGCTGAATCCGATTAAGATACATCATTCTACTGGACTTCCGATGAATGAAATAATATGGCATATACAAGGGTTAGAAACGGAAAATGTAACGGAATTAACCATGCATAATCTATATGAAACAATCGAAAGCGAAATTAGCAAAACCAACAGTAAATTAAATTTAGTACAATAATGAGAAAAGAGATATTTATGGTATTTACAGGTTATGCTGAACTGGCATTTGGCAGCTTAGAAAAGGCAGAAAAATTCAAAAGTGAAAAAGGACTTAATACCATAATATTTAAGTACGGAGAAGAAAACCCAAACAAGATACCGGAGGTCAAAAGAGAAACAGATTACAGAAAGTGCAAAGACAATATGGCGACACTTAGTTATGGCTATGGCAAGTCAAGACAAAGTTTAACATCACGTTCAATGGATAGTAAATATTAAGACAATGAGAACAGACGCAAATCAAATACTAATGGATATGAATAAAGAGGTAGGCAAACAATCCATTCTGATAACTGTAATAAAAGACCTATCAATGTTCAGCCATACCAAGGAGTACAAGCAGTACCAAGTAATGTTGGAGGAATCAGAACAAAAATACGATGAATTGAAGAACGAATTAAATAACATTATAAAATAAAAACAAAATGCAACTCAAAAAAGCAAAAGATAATTGGGTTAATATTCCTTTTGATTATGAATATGAAATAACAAGATTCGGTCACGTTAGAAATATTAATACAGGAAACGTAATAAGGCATTTTACCAATAGAGGTGGATATAAGTATTGCACAGTAAGCAACAGTGGTAGGAAAAGGAATATAATGATACATAGACTTATTGCACCTGTATTTATTCCAAATCCAAATAATAAGCCATCTATTAATCACATTAATTGCAACAAAACAGACAACAGAATAGAAAACTTAGAATGGTGTACGCCAAAAGAAAATGCAATACACGCAAGGCAGAATGGATTAACTGTAAATCCGCCTTCACAAAATGGAAAACTTGGTAAACTCAACAGTACATCAAAGCCAGTAAGGCAGATAGATTTATCCGGCAATATTATTCGTGATTATGATTGCGCAAGACAAGCTATGGAATACGGATTTACACCATCACATATTAGCAGATGTTGTAATGGAACAAAAGAAAAATACAAAGGATATAAATGGACTTTCATAAATAAAAACAAATAATAAAATGGGAAAATTAAGACAGGCGACAAGAACAAGAGCCAAAATCAGATTAGGACTTTCAGCGGTTTCAGGTGGGGGTAAGACAATGAGTGCATTACTTATAGCTAAGGGTATTTGCGGTGATCTATCAAAAGTAGCATTAATAGACACAGAAAATGGAAGTGGTGATTTATATGCACACTTAGGAAGCTATAACGTATTACCATTAGAACCCGATTTCACTCCTGAAAAATATATAAGTGCTATTCACGAATGCGAAAATGCCGGAATGGAAGTTATTATAATTGATTCCATAACGCATGAATGGGATGGCAAGGGCGGAATATTGGATATATCAAACTCAATGTCAGGGAACAGCTATACTAATTGGGCAAAATTAACACCAAGACATCAAGCGTTTATTGATGCTATCCTACAATCAAAATGCCACATTATTACAACGGTAAGAAGAAAGCAGGATTACGAAATGACAACCAATTCAAGTGGCAAGTTAGTTCCGCAAAAGGTTGGACTGAAAGAGGTAACAAGAGAAGGGTTTGAATATGAATTAACAATAAACTTAGAACTTGACACAAAGCACAATGCTTCTGCATCAAAAGACAGAACAGGTTTGTTTATTGGTAAGCCTGAATTTGTACCATCAGAAGAAACAGGGAAACTCATTAAAGATTGGTGCGAAACCGGTGTAGATGAAAGTACCGCCATTACAGACGCAGTTACAAAATTGGCTAACTGCAATACAGTAGATGAATTAAAAGCACTGAAAATTGAATTACCTGACTTTGTGGTGAAATCACCAGTCTTTACCAAATCAGCAACAGAACGGTACAATGCTATTATAGCACAGTCACCGAAAGAACCGGCAGTAAATCAAGAATTAACCGAAGAAGAAAAGGCAGAGATAGCAAAGGAAGAAGCGGATTTATTTAGCAAACCCAAAAACAAGAAGTAATATGCCAAAGGAATGCGAGGAATGTGACGGAACAGGTAAAGTATGTTATTCGTGCTGCGGTGACGACATAAAAGGAAATGACATTGATTTATGCCCTACCTGTTACGAGCATTGTAGCCTTGAAGAAGAAGATTGTGAATCGTGCAATGGAACAGGAATTATTGAAGATTAAAATAACCACCAATGACAACCACAGAGCAAATAAATATGATTTATTCAGACACACAAGGAAGCCTATACGTGCTGAAATCAGGTGCAGTGGAGTTATCTCTTAACTGCGAGAAAAGAACACGCAAATTAGGTCATTTTGGTACACCGCCAAACGGTGTGTTGTCATACTATAAACATGAGAAAGAAAAAGATGTATTTCGTAAGACAAATGCATGGAGTATTAATTGGAATGTTATACAATACTTACCGAGTGACAGCAGTATGATAAACATTAAATCGGAAGGTGGTATTTACCGTATCAGTAAGGAGAAGGCATTGAAAATGGGTGAGTTCATGTTTTTTAAGAATGCCGGTATTGAGAAGAAGATTTACGTGCGGAAGATATTTTTTGATGTGGATGGGTTATAACGATTGGTGGCTTGGCGAAGTTGCCGAACACAAAACTTCATTAGAATTACAAATTTTAAAATTAAGATAAAATGTCAATAGAAAACGAATACGGCAATTTTGCCAAACCGATGTTAGGCGAAGTGTATTTGGTTAAAAAAAATAAAAAGTTTATGAAAGGTCACGGATATAGCACATTAAATGGTTATAAATTTAATTGGACTTTTGATAAAAATGAAGCGAGGAAAATGGAGTATTCAACTGCTAATAGTTTAGCTATATCAAGCGGTGGTTCTGTTTTACATTTCGCCTAACGATTTGCAGATTGGCGGTCGTTTTTTAACCAATTAAATAAACGAAAATGGAATTACAAACAGCAATAGAAATACTTGAATACCATCAGGAATGGAGATTAGGTAAAAGAGAAGATATGATTCACGAACCTAAAAAACTGATAGAGGCTTTGGATATAGTACTAAGCGAGGTTAAAAAATTTCGCATAGGTGCTGTTAGCGGTTCGTTGCTTGATGATAAGTGGAAACAATATAGAAATATTACTAATAATGAAGATGCTTGGTGCTTTAAAGAGTGGTTAAAAAGCAATGACCGCTAACGGTTCGCAGCTAAACGAGGTGGCTGATTATACCTCGAAACTTTAATTAAAGGAACAAAATTATGAATATAGACAAAACTCAATCAGAAGCAGAAAGCCAGCCATCTTGTTTAGGTGCTGTTATGCGTAGTGTTTCTGATGTTATCAAAGAAGGTAGTATAGTTTGGGTAAAATCATCTAACCAACAAATTCATTGTGGAAGGGTGGATAAACTTTATCCCGAAACAAATGAAGCAATGGTATTTAATTTTGATGCTTGGACACATTGGCAAGTATCTTATGATAATATTGTAAGAGTAGGGGTAAAACATTTTAACGGTGATGGGTACAATGATTGGATGTCTAGGCTTCCTTAACATTACGCATAACTAATCGCTAACACTTTAAAATGTACGCACAAATAAAGCCTACAACGTTTATTAGAAATGCTATAAGAGATATGGAAAGTGAATTGCGTAGTCGGTATTAGAATTACCGCTAACGTTCCTCAGATTGGCGGTCGTTTTAATGCTGCCAATGTGCTGTTATATTTAGGTTTTTAAAACTTTAGACAAATGACATTAAAAGAATTAAGAGAAAAAAGAAAGAAAGCAGAACCATTTTTTAGCGATTGCTGCAAAAAAAGTTTTGTTGGAAAAAGTAATGGTTTATACACATACTATGTTTGTGAATGTGGCAAAAAAACAACACCAATAAACGGCAAAGGAAAAATGCTTGATTTATACGGATTAGTTAAACGAGTTTTAAAAACTTGAATATAACGATTAACAGATTTATTTAGTTTATTAATTTATATATCATGGAAGAAATAAAGAAAATATTTGAAGAAATAATGGATTATCAGATGAATAATGT